CCCTTTCCTCTACCCCCACCCCCCTCCCATCCATTACCGATACCACACCATTCACGAACACGTGGGTGCTGTGGTACTTTGATCCCCGCAACAAAGACTGGAGCCTCACAAACTACAAGAAAATCGCAGATCTCTCGACCCCGCAGCAACTCTGGACGATCATCGCCGCTATCCCCCGTGAAGCCTGGGAATGCGGTTACTTCTTCTTCATGCGTAAGGGATTTCGTCCGATCTGGGAGGTTCCCGAGAACGAGCAGGGCGGTTCGTGGAGCAAGAAGATTCCCACGTGCGATCTCTACGATATCGCCATCGATCTCGTGGTGCACTCTGTTGTCTCCGCCGACCACATCATGAATTCAAAGCATGAAGCGTACGTTGGCTTCTCCACATCTCCCAAGGGCGAGTTCAATATCGTCAAACTGTGGACCAACACCACTGCGGTAAGCAGTGCTAAGACCTACCTGAACTCCAACATGAAGATGACGATCACCGAAGATGTCGTCTTCACGGCACACAAATCTCGCCGCTAGATATAATACGAAATGGCTACGGTTCCACGCCGCGGTAATTTTACACGGCGGAAACGTCGTTTTTCCTATGTGGGAAAGTATGAACCTTCGGCTCGGCCTGTGACGCCTGGGGACGAGACGGAGGATTATTCAAGTGCAGAAGAAGTGGATATTGATGATGTAGATCATCCCAAGGTTCTCTTAGAGGCCCGGCAAGAAGAGGAGAATCGGGCAATTGCCGAAAAGGCAGCGAGGAAATCGTTGGAGGATGAGGCAAAGCAGAAGACAACCAGGGCACGTGTCCTCACGGTTGCACGTGCAGTCGCAAATGCTATAAGCCCAGGAAAGAAGGTAACTATCAAATTGAAGCGTCGCGGAGAATCAGGAGGAGGAAGCCGTGGGCCGAAGAAGCACACCAAAAAACATGTAAAGGCTCACGGCAAGCACAAACAAAATAAACATACAAAACGCCAACCAAAACGCCGAGATTAGGCGGGGGTTTTGATGATTCTGCGGAATAAGGTGGGCAATTTCAACGTAGGAATGCTCGTCGGTCATACATATCTACCGCTTTCGGCTGCGTAGGTGCCTTAAACTTCTGAAGAAGCTGGATTGCTTCCTGTCGCTTACTACCTGGAATCTTGTAATCTTCATCATTGACTCGCTCCCATAGCGTGGTCCTACCATACATCGTTTCAAACGGATGATCTGCAGGGGATTTTACTCCCATCTCCTGCAGAGTGTTCAGAATACCGTACAGCTTACCCCCGTCATCCGTCATCACACAGAACCAGGCATCATTGAGTAGAACAGACGGGTCATAGGTCGGCTTGCGTTCCTTGCCCACATGTCCATACAGGGACGTAGACGCCTGATCCTGTCCAAGAAGACAGAAATCAGTCGCCATACTTTCCAACCCCATAACATTGCCTACAGAGTCATAATCGTAGTTCGACACTTCAGGAGCTTCCTCTGCCGACTTACGGGCCATCATACGCTGCCCGCCCTCAAAGGAACGCTCCATATACGGCGGAGGCTGATGAGGCTTGCTCGGATCCATTGTTCTCTTGAACCCACCTTCTTTTAAGTTCTTTTTCCTTCCTTACTTGGAGATCACTGATATAAAATCAGACGGTTTCAGTTTTGCCTTCGTTGTCTGGACAGCAATTCCCAATAAAGCAGGCGTTGCTACATTTTTCAGGAGAGCAGATGCTGCCGTGGCCGCATAGGAAAGCGAGTACCCTCCTAGAACATCATTAGCATTCTTAGCCCTTTTCACCATACCCTTTGCGTATTCTGAAGCCACAAAGATCATCGCCATACGTGTATCAAAGGGTGTATCAACATTGAGAACAACACCTTTTGGTAGGAGAGCAACAAGCTCTTTGTTCTTGTTGAAATCGTTGATGAGTTCAGGAGTGGGCGTTCCGTAAACAAATTCAAAGAGGTGTCCAATGGGACCTCCTTGTCCGCTCTTGACCAGATTATCAATCCCGCTAGTCGCCTGGGTATACAGCTCATGTTGCTTAGCTGCTAGTTCCGCAAGCTTGGAAGCGTCGTAATCATAATGTTTATCAAGAATACTTTTGACCTGGGCGATAACTGTTGCCCAACTCGGATAATTGCCCTTCATGTTCGTGAACTCTTCTCTCCGTCGGTTCTGGCCGTAGAGAACAGTAAGCAGGATAAGGATGGAGACTCCTATCAGGATATATCCCCACTTCATTATTATTCGTATTATTTTTTAAGCAGAGGAATTGGAACAGGGCATCAGACACAACTTGATCTCACCCAGGTTCGCAATGACGTACTTGATCATCATGAACCAATCGTTCTTCATGTAGAGCTCCAGATTGTTGGACAGGTTCGTGCACTTGGTGAATAGGACAAGATGAGGTAGGGAAAACGACCCCGAAATAATGGCGTTCGTCTCCTCCTTCTTGATAGAAAACTCTGAGTCGGAATCTCCCAGAACTGTTTCACGATTAGCGAACTGTCCCTTGCAGGAGAGAACTAGGGTAGATCCTACGCTCTTGATATCCACTGTCTTCGCCATCAGGAGAGTCATATCGCGGCACTTCTTCTGGAAATCAATAGACGGCATCGTAATGCGTGCCGAAAATTCCGTAGACGGCATCTCAATGTTCGGCTCATCGCGATCTAGGAGCGACAGGGAGTAGCGAGTCACCTCCTTCTTGTCTCCGTTCTCCAGCAGAATACGCAGGTGGTTGTGATCACCCTTCTCAATGTAGAACGTCAGCGTATCATCATTGGTCGCCGTCTTCACAATACGATAGAGATGGTCGGTATTGAGACCAATAACCGTCTGGGTTGAGCAGTGATACTTCTCAAATCGCGAAGCCTCTAGACGCATATGGACAAGGACCGTGCGGGTATTGTCCATGGCGGCCATCTTGATCCCATCCTTGTCGAAGGTGAAGTTCATCTCGACTAGGATGCATTTGAGAGCCTCCACGAGAGTACGAATGGCTCCTGTCTGAACAGTCTTCGCCTCCACAAGGTACTCGCTCATTTTTATTAGTTCAGGGCGACTTGCTTAAATCAAACTGAACACATATCCCAACATGTACCCACACATAAATTCCATAATGTCCACAAAAACATTGATTTCTCCCACATCAAGAAACTGGTAAAAGATGAAGAGCGGTACGAGCATCTTAAACTTAATAGCCAGCACCCCGAACGCAAGGTGCCAGAACGAGTTCCAGTTATCGGTAAACAATCTACGGGGAGAACAGAGAAGTGTCGTGGATTTATCTGTGGCCCCTAGTGTTCTTAATGGTACTGGGTATCCTTTTGGTCGTGACTGTTTTGATGGGAGTGAATCTTGTACTTGGACTTTTGGTTGTCTCCCTATACGGTCTATGCCCGAAAGAGGTTCTGTTTGAAAGTGTGGCATCACAAGTACGAAACGAATCTGTGGAGGAGAACCTTCGGGCAACATTTCCAATGGTGGATTGCCCGGCAGATCTTCCGCCGACATGTATCTTTATTTGGAATCCACACGGATTAATCTCCCTTTCGTCCGCCCTGTACAATTCCCTACGTGTATGCCGCCATCCGAACTACAAGCCGAATCACGTTGTCTCCCTACCCTTTTATCATTACATTCCGCTTGTTGGCGATATTGGACGATACGTTGGAGCCATTCCGTCAGACTACGGAACGATCAAGAAAACTCTTCTGAAGAATGAGTCGGTGTCGGTGATGCTGGGAGGTGTACGGGAAATGAACTTGGCGGATCCACGCAAGATGGTGCTCTACATCAAGAAACGTTCGGGAATCTTCAAAATTGCCGCTGAAACGGGGACTCCACTGGTTCCAGTCATCACGTACGGGGAGAACGAACTGTTTCCCCGTTCGGATAATTGGATGATTGAACAAATGAACGTGTGGCTACACTCCTCATTTGGACTATCGATTCCTGCCCCCAGCTGGATGTCCCTCTTACACTGGTTTGAACTGTCGTACCGACCACTCAAACCAATACCTACCTATGTTGGTCAGCCTGTAATAGATAAAGATCCAGATGTACTAAAAGAAAAATATATTGTGGCGGTCCAGACACTATTTTCAACTACCTCGCCCCCCGATTATAGCTTAGAGATTATTTAGGCAACAACCTCCTCCTCCTCATCGGCACCACCCTTCTTGCCCTTCTTCGCCTTGCCGTGCTTGACCTTGACGGGCTTACCGTTCTTGATTGTCCAGCGGTGGCCCGTCTTCTTCTCCCACTTCTTCAGGGTACCCTTGCTCTTGGCCGCCGCCGACTTGCGGGCAGACACGATCTTACCGTACTTATTGTACTTGAGGTGCTTCTTGGTGAGGCCACCCTTCGTGTGGTGGGCTGTGCCGTGCATGACCTGAGCACGGGATCCAACCGCACGGTGGGCACCTCCAACTGTGAGTCCATCTGTAGAGTCCATGTTTATTAGTACGGTCTATAATTTTCTATCACACCTTCAGATTAGCCGCAACATCGCCATCCGACAAAATCGTTTCCGTTGGAAGTTCAAGATAGAGAATACTGCTGAAAAAGGGAGACATACGATTCTCAAATACTACACTCCTGATCTTATCATTGCTCACCAGTGTTGAGACCAGTCGTGATTCTAGAGCATCGCGTTCCAGGGTAGGACGAACCTGCTTGACCTGTACTTTGCACGATGCCCCATCCCAGACACACAGTCCCGAACAGTCGGATTTGTCGGCACCCGTACACGAATGCCGCATCTTACTATAGAATGTTGGAGGCGTATCAGCCTCACTGAACGAAAGAGTATCATCAAACCACTTTTTTACGAGAGGTCGTAGTTCCTTAATATCAGGAGACGACTGGGACAGAATTCGTCGGAGTTCCGCATAATCTTCACCTTGCATATCATGCGTCAACTGGTAAAGGAGAAACTCAAAGATTTCGGCTTCGTACGTGACTGAACGAGAGGTCTTCACTGCTTCGGGATCGGGTTTTCCGTAGACAAGAACATCTTCTCCGAGCTCGCGAGAAGTCTCGGTGATTTCGGTGGGATCTCCATCCAGAACTTCGTCAGTGAGAACTGGGATACGCAGTCCCGAGCGAGTCACTAGTTCCGTCACTACATGTTTTGCATTTCCAGCATCGTGGGCATATTCGTACCCTGGATGAACGTCTGCCGCCTGTTTGAGAAACGCCAGCATCTCGGGTTTGGGAGGATAGTCTGACTGAGCGATCTCCGAGTATCCGGCAACTCTCTGTTCCAGGAACGTGGGGATCTGGGATGTGGGACGAAATGGGAGTAGAATCGTTTTCGGGAAGAACAGGGCTTGGGCACGGCTGTACGGATCCAGAACTACCTTGAATTCGGGAATCCGGTCTTTCAGAGACGGGATTTTTCCGATGAAGGCAATTGCCTTATCAATGGTGGGAATATCACGGACACACGATTGTATCCGGAGTGTTTCTAGTTTGGGAACCAGCTCCTTGGGGAATAAGTTGATGTACAGATTGCCGTTAAATACTGGAAAAGCTGATGTTCGTGAGACATGGGCTACATAATCAATGCTGGACAAATCTGAGGAGTCCACAAGAACTAGAACTGCCTTATTGGTACGCCGAACCGCCCCAATATTCATAAAGCAGGCCGAATGAATGTCGTCTCCTTTCACGAAGAGTGTATACACCATACAGTTCAGAGTCAGAGCTACATATTCCAGTTCTTCTAGAGGACTCAGAGCCTTTTCGTCATACGCCTGGCTAATGGAGACTACACGGGCCGACAATTTATCGTCCACAGAGTCCAGATCGGCTTTGGACCATGAGCGGAAAAATGAGCACCGTTTCGTGACTTCAGGAGCCATCAACGGCGATGGAATCGGAGTTGTGACTCCAAGAATCTTTCCCAATGTTGTCGCAGCATGGCCTACGCCGGCACGGAAATATCCCGATTGTCCTGACTGAATACGGTTCATCGCTTCAACAGTAGCCTTGTACTCCAGGGGTAGACCAAGAGCCCGTCCAATCGCTTTCGGGATGTAGGCAATACGCAGCTCTTCCAGCCGCGTCTTTGTTTCACCTAGAACGTAGTACGGTTCTGGTTCCTTCGTAGACGCATCAGGCTGGGAATAGGAGATCTTCGTGGTCTGGGCAGTGGTGTAACAGCACGGGATCTGTTTGCCTGACTTCTTAGCCTTGTATTTGATATAGCCTGGGTACACTGATGACGCATCACGCTTTATCACTGAGTACTCTAGGACATCCTGAGTCTTCTCCTCGGCCTTGACGGAGGACCGGACCTTTCCATCGCAGATTGGGCACTTGGTACCGTCCACCAACTGAGACTCTTTCAAGGGAATACGGTCTACAGTGCACCAGTACTCGGGGCAGATCACAACTCCGTCAGGTTCCTTCACATTCAGGACTGCAGCCGATCCAGAAAGACGAGGATCGTAGGCTGAAAGTTCATCCGACTCAAATTTTGCGAGCTCGGATTCTTTCAGAATAATCGGTTGACGGGGCTTGTCGCATTTGTTGTACATATCGGATTCCGACGGATCGTATGTCTCTGGATCAAATTCACGAAGCTGACGCAGAAAGTAGTCAGCCAGAGATGTACGAGTCCCCTTCAGCTTGACTTTCTTCGCGGCCTTCTTCTCAGGTTTTGGCTCCTCTTTCTTCTCCGCTGTGCCGATCCCGGCAATATCGCCAAGAAGCTCGTCCAGGAAACTGTCTTCTTCGGCTGCGGCTGCCGGCGTTTCTTCAGGAATAGCTGCTGATTCAGATTCTACTACTTCCATGCGTTTGGGACATACATCATCCAGCTCTGGGTTGTCGGGACGCATCAGGATATCGCGAAGAACAGTGATGTACCGTACAACACGTTTCATGTCGGGAGCATGGGTGACGGCAACTTTCGTTGACGATAATTTGAAGGTAGGAAAGGCCGCATAATGCCGCTCCCCAATTTCAGGGTTGTCGGTCAAAAGTTGTTTCACGGCTTCTAGCAGTGCTGTACTGTCCGGGATAGAGAGATCCGGAATCTGTTCATGGACTTCTTCAGGGGTAGTGGCCACGTTCTCTCGCAGCATTCCGAGAATACGCGTCTCGTTGTTTGAGAGTCCAATATCCGTATCATCCGTCCTCAGGAACTTGAACACTAGTTTCTCTTTATCGGTGATATCGTAGAGGGAACGGAGACAGTCAAAGCGGCGGAAATCAGCTTCTTTGAGTTCAGTGTCGTAATGTACGACTCCAGACATATCTTGGAGTTCCCACCGTTCATCTTCGTAATCTGCAGGATCCAAGAACGCCGCCAGACCGTCGATGGATACGAGGAACTCTTTGGCTTTCTGCTGCAGCTCCATGTGGGTATCGGCTCCCTCTTCACCACGCGAACAAGAAATTGTGATATCGGTAGAATTCACAGTGATGCGATCGTACGTTCCACGAGCGTTTCCGCGGTAGATAATGAGTGCCGGTTTGTTCTTGGACGGTTTCGTGGCGTTCCACCAGTACGACCAGGTTCGCACATCCAGGAACGGTTTTTTCTCATCGTTGTCCGTGAAAAACTTGTGCCGAGACTGTTCTTGACGACTAGAGAAAAAGGAGATCACTGGAATCTCGGGGGAGACAGTTGTTCCGTAAAAGATCTGTTCAAACCGGTTGCGAATCGCGTGTCCGAAATCCGTGTTCACTAGCGGAAGTTTCCAGCGAACCTGGTTTATAGATACTTTTGTGGGGTTGGGAACTCGGAGGGTTGAGAGAGCCGATACCAACTCTGTCTGTCGGGCAATAGATTTCTCAACATCGGCAGGGACTTTGGCGGGAGAAATGGGGCGGAGACGGGGGTAGTACAGAAGTTCCAGTTGCGGGACCAGAGGAGTCTGAGGAATCACCACGAACTGGACAATTTCGTTGGGATGAAGAGTTTTAAATAAGGCACGCACGTCAACGGTCACCCGGGCAGATGGAGGCAGGTGTTCAGGGACATCGGTATTGTTCTGAGGGTAGATCCAAGACCTGTCTTCCGTCACACCCAGAAGTCTTCGCTCACGAAACGGGGCGTCCGAAGTAGAATCAATCGCCATCCATGCGGATTTATCATAGGAGGTCTGATCAAAGACAAACGGAGGATCACGGGCGGAGTTGTAGTATCCTAGGGATTTGCGAACAGGCTTGCCTTCAGGGGACATACGGAGAAAGAGGTTCTCCCATTTGCGAGAATCCTTCGCATAGTAATCGCCCTCAAACTGGCCTTCCACATATATCCGAAGCCGATCAGGATGTACGCCAATCAGGGTTCCAATACGGTTCTGGACAGTTTCTATGGAATCGTCTGTGAAAAATTTGAAGGTCGCAGAGTTCCCCGTTTGGAGATTGAGAACGGTTTGGGAAACCTCCTCGGACATTATTTTATGTGATCAAAATAATGTCGTCCTTTAACGTTGGTCTTGGAAGCTGGAAGAAAGGCGGTCGTGTCGCAGATTCGTCTATGCTCACTCGTAATCAACGTCTTACCGTAGAGTCTGCGACCGTAAAAGATGGAGTCCAGTTTCTGAGGAGTGGAATTGTGAGCGGCGTCTACATCGTTCCAGCCGCGAAGACAATTCAGACAGTTCTTCAGAATACTACACCAGCCGATAGTAGTGCGTTTGGTGGAGAATCCCTTGCACGCAGGAATTTTAGTTCATAAAGAATAAGAAGAAGAACAAGATGCCCACCGTTCAATCGTTTGGCTCATGGAAAACTGGCGGACCTGCAGTATCCTCAGGAATGCTCACCGCCAATCGTCGTAAGCGGGCAGAGTATATGGATTACCTCAATGCTCAGACCAATATCCGTACCCCTGCAACTCCTACCGCCTACGGTCCCGCTGCCTCCTGGCTAGGCCCTGTTCCGTTCGGGTCCACTGCTCTTATAACGCGTATGGCGGGCGGTGCACCGATTCGTAAAACCTTTAATCTCCGCACCGTCCTTGCGAATAGCAACAAGGATCGTGATGTGTTTTGCACCGCATGCAGCGAGTTTACCAACGTTAACACTCGCTAAATTATAGCGGCGAATCCGTGAGCTAGATCATAGAGGACTATCTGTGATCGTCATACCGCAGTACTCCACTGGCGTCCTGCTATAATTGACGGGAGTGTATACTCCGATCTTCGACGCATCTTCCAGAATCCGACGGAAATTTACCCAGAATTCAGGCGTATGTTTTCCCGTCGACAGTTCGGCAGTCATCAGGTGGGCCATTTCGTGCAAGACCACAAACATGACCGTGTTCATATCCACAAACGGATACGAAGGCGGATCGGTCTTGTCGCGGAGACACAGAACTATTTTTTCACCCTTGTTCTCGGAATAGGATGTATCAGGAGACGTCATAGAGTTTTCCATCAGATGGTCGGCATTAAATCGTTCGACCAGAAGTTTTGCTTGAGGATCAGTTTCAAATTCATCCTGTTTGTAGAAGTCCACCACCTTCTCCATATTGGCTTTCAAAGACGCAAGATGTTCAGCCGCCTGTTGTTTCATCGGTAGGTCTTGAACAAGATAAGTGTCCCCATCTTTCTCAGCCTTGACGGTCACTAGGTTTCCAGGTCCACCGTTCGCATATAGGTATAGAAGATACCCTAACATGCCAACTGTGATTGCCGCGATATGCGGTGCAAACTTCATTATTCAATCAGGTCAAATTACTTAAAGCATTCCGTTTACTGAGCCACCTTGCAGCTCGCACCCGCCTCGCCGATCTCCAGCTCGCGGCGGTACAGGTCCGGCTCAATCGTGGAGTTCAGGAAAGGGGACACGGCCGCACGGGGGTTCGGCGGGTCCGAGCGCACGTCTAGGTTGGCGTTACGGAGGGACTGTCCAACAGTGTTGATGCCGTAGTGGTACGAGGGCGAGAGCAGGTTCTGGCCCTTTAGGTCACCGAGGCCAACGGGGTTCGTGGCCGCCCACGACGCACCAAGGCCGCCCTGGGGGAGCAGCTCCTCGGGCGAGAGGACCGACTGAGAGTAGGTCTGCTGGCCTGTCGGGTGCTTGGACTCCTGAGAGAGGGAAGGAGCCGCATCACCGCCCTCAGAATGGGGGTTCACGACTGTAGGGGCAGAGGGGTTGTTGGACAGAGGTCCCTGGGGCTCCAGGCCGCCGACCTCGAGGCCCTCACCGAGGAACTTCGAGCCGCTGTAAGCATTCACAACGGCGACGAGGACAACAATGCCAGCGACCACGGCACCAAGGCGAACCATACTGTTGGAGGATAGTTTCATCGCTAGTTTATATTGTTCAATAGACAAAAAGAATGGATAAAAAGGAGAAGGAGGTCTCGGGGCGTGGCTTCTTCGATAATATCTTTCAGGACATCCTAGAATTTTCCGGGAAGCCCGAAACGCACTCTTACATTGAACACCATGTGATCAAACCTCTCCTTTCACGCATTTTCCACCACCTTTTCCCTTACCTCATCGGCATTCTCCTCCTGTGGCTCCTCATGTTTGCCTGTTTGGCGATTATCCTGCTTCTTCTCATGCGTGGGAGCATTCTCGATAGTGTCGTCATCTTTCGGAAATAGTGCACGAGTGAGATCCTCCTTGTTGAGACCCCAGAACCCCCTGAGACCACGCTCCTTCGCGATCTCACGTAGTTCCATAATCGTCATCTTCTCAATCTTGTACTTCCTGGGAAGCTCGGGGAGACCCAGAAGCTCAACAAGCTTGGACTTGGGCAGAACATAGTATTGCTTAATGCGACGACCCTTCGCCATCTTCTTGAGGGCCATCAGCGACATTGCATTTAGGTCGATGGACGTAGACATTTTGTAGATTAAATGTGGTTTTACCATAACAGAATAGGATGGATCTGGTATCCGTTTTGGTTGTTTTCCTATCGACCGTTCTAGCATTTGGGGCGGCGATCTATGCCTACGGAGTTGCGAACTTGGAAGAAATCAAGGATAATTGGGTACAGTACAGGTGTAACCCCATGTACATGCCGCTCGCCGACCTTGTCGGGTCCGATATCTTCACAAATTTCACAAACTGTACCCTACAAGCTACTCATTCGTACGCGGGTGTTGTTCTGGATCCGGTCTACAAGAATTTTACGATTCTCACAGATACAGTCAATCTCATTATGAACTCCATGAACGATATGCGTGCTGCGATTACCGGTGCCTCCAGCGGATTTCTGTCCATCATTCAGAGCACATTCGCGAAAATCCAGAACACGATGAGCACGTCAGTTCAACTCTTTGGACATATCCGTACGATCATTAGTCGTATGATGGCGACCATGGCCGTAATTATGAACATTGTGAACACGGGTATACAAACTGGTCAAAGTATCCAGAATGGTCCTATAGGAAAAGCCGCCGAGTTCTTCTGTTTCCATCCCGACACCATGATCAAGGTAAAGGGGGATAAGGCAGTGAAGATATCCGAGATAACTCCTGGAACCAAGTTGTACGACGGTCAGACTGTTATGAGTACACTGAAGTTTGTAGGAGGGTGCCCAATGTTTCTGTTAGGCAGTGTTCAGGTTTCGGGAAATCACAAAGTTCTTTATGATATGGAGTGGATTCGGGTAGAACATCATCCAGACGCTATACCTGTTGAGACATCTGAGTTTGTCTACTGCTTGAACACCACATCGCATCGCATTCTGGTGGGTGAGTACATTTTTAAGGACTACGAGGAAACCAGTAATCCCGAAATCTTACGTGAATTCTTTAAGCAGGTTCAGACATCGTATGGAACACACGACATCTCTCATGCGAAGATTGAAACACCCGAGAAGTATTGCTATACCGGTATTCTGCCCACAACACTTGTAAAGACAGAGACGGGCGATATGGTCCCTGCCTCAACCGTGAAGATCGGAGATCGTTTAGCACTGGGAGGAGTTGTAAAAGGAACGATTCGTCATTGCGTATACGGTCAGGCCTCGCACAATATGCGTGCACTGGCTCCAGGGACATGGGTTCTGGATGATGACGGCGTTGTTCCTGCTCTCTACATTGAAAACTATGAGAAACACGACTATGTACAATTTGTGACCGAGAACTGCCGGTATTCGCTTGGAGATATGATCATTTTAGACGATCACGAAGTGGATAATGACGACATTCATAACTGGCGTGATTTGGAGGTGCAAAAAGAGATGATGTAAATATAACATAATGGATGTCCCTGCGATCGCAGCAGCGACAATTGGTCCCCTGCTTATCGTGGGGGTTATTCTGTACACGTATGCCCAGGCAACCCTAGATGATGTGAAAACAGACTGGGTAAAGTATCGGTGTAACCCTATCTATATGCCGTTCGCGGGGGGAATACAGCCAGATGTTACTACCTATGAGAACTTTCAGTTCTGTGTGTCCTCGATGGCTCAGCAGATTTTTAAAACTCTCCTGGATCCGGTCTACATGCTATTTGGAGTTATCAACCGCGTTCTTGGAATGGTTGGCCACGACCTCCGGTATTTCCGTAATTTCATTAGCGGTATCCAGACCTTCATTTCATCGTTCACGGCAGAAACGTTTGCAAAAATTCACAGTTCGTTTGGAGTCCTGGTGTCGCTGATATCTCGTGTCCGAGACATCACGAGTCGCATAATAGGATCGGCAGGATACACCGCCACGATCGCCATCACCTCTGTAAAACTTGTCCAGGCTCTTGTAGAACTCATGAAAACCGTTATTATTGCGATCATCATCATTCTGTTTGCGATTGGACTGATTCTTGTCTTTGTTGCCCCCCAGCTCCTAGGATTCGCAATTTTCCTGGGAACGTTTGTTGGACTTTCATACTGCTTTCACCCCGATACTCCGATCAACCTGAAGGATGGAACAACCACCCTCCTAAAACACGTGAAGGTCGGTGATATTCTAAGTTCAGGAGCCAGAGTGACGGCGACCATGAACTGTCTAGCCAATGGTGTTCCGCTCTATGTCTACGACGGGACCGTAGTGTCCGGAACTCATTTGGTCAAAGAAGATGGTAAGTGGACGTATATTGAGAAGGCGAAGGGATCGGTCCCTTACGAGGGGCCTGAACCACATACCCTCATCTGTCTGAACACTTCTGATCATCAAATCCCGATTGGAAGTACCGTGTACGCCGACTACGAAGAAATTGAGGAAGAGCTCGACTATGAACCCCTAGAGCCCACTGATACTGTATTTACACTGATGGGCAAAGTCCCCCTGGATAAATGCTATCCCGGTCTCCACACCATCGACGGAATGATACGTGCGGTCGTCCGCCTTGAGAATGGAAAGATGCAGGTCTTCATGGGCAATTCTGACGGATATTTCTATATTAACGGAGGAACACGCAGGGTTCGCGACTACCCCGATTCTCATGATCCCACTGAGCTGGCGAAGATTCAGGACAGAGTCCTTGCGGAACTAAATTCGTAATATGTATACAAATGAAGGATAAGACATCAGTTGTCCTTGCCGTTGGTGCGGCCGCCTTCGCTGTTGCTTTACTCGCACGCTACATTCTAGGCGGAAGCCGGGAGGGATTCTGGCAGAATGAGATCGGTGCTCCCACCACGGGCGGTGGAGGTGCTGGTTCCGGTGCCGGAGCATATGACGGAATTGATATTTCTAACTGCAACTCTTGGTCATCGGCGAACGCCCCCACCCCCCTGAAGGGATACGAGGCGGCAGATGATAACCAACTGTTTGATTTCCAGAACTCGGTCTTCAAGCCCGAGTGCTGCCCGTCCAGCATTACCGCGGATACGGGCTGCCTGTGCCTGACGGCTTCGGAGGAGAAGAAGCTGGCGTACCGTGGTGGAAACCGTGCCGAGGCGTAAGTATAAAAACAGTTTACATTGATCCCTGTGTAACAATAAACAACTACCAATGTCAGGATCCTTTGATGTTCAGACGGTTCTCAAAGAATGCTTAGACGATATCCGTAAGGAGTTTCCGTCCCTTGCCGAGACTCTGGACAAGGAGTATGTGGAGATTGATTTCAAGGCGGAAGTTGAGCGATTCAAGATCCTGCTTCAGCCGATCTTTATGCAGATCGTCAAGAAGGACGACAAGATCTTTGCCGAGCCTCAGATGTTTCTGCGAGGAATTGACTTTTCTATCCTCATGAAAGATGCGACGGAGAAGCAGAAGGATACGCTGTGGACCTATATTCGCATGTTCCTCGTGTGCTCCTACCTCGGTTCAGATATCATGGAGACCGTGAAGGGTCTGTGGTCCAAGTTATCGGGTCAGGCAGCGACGAGCGAGGTGGATGAGATCCTCAAGGAAGAGGGTACGCAATCAGGGATCCAGGATCTACTGGAAACACTGAAGGATACCCGCATTTTCAAGTTGGGAATGGAAGTGATGGAGAATCTCAATGTGGAGTCGCTCGGTCTGGGAGAAATTGATTTCTCGGATATTGGCGGTCTTCTAGAGATGGTGAAGAACCCCGAACACCCGGTTACTAAGAAGGCGGTCTCAGCGGTCCAGAAACTGATTGATCAGAAGATGCGTACAGGAAGTCTGAAGAAAGAGGATTTCATTCGGGAAATTGAGATGCTCAAAGAGAAGTTCAAGCATTCGCTCGGACGTCTTTTCAAGAAAGAGTTTTTCGGAGAGACCGCTGGGGCCGGAGCCGGAGCAGGAGGAGGTGATCGCCCTACCCCTACCGCAGCCGATCTGATGAGCAATCATCCGGAAGCCCGGCGGGCACGGATGTTGGCCCGTCTACAACGTAAGCTTGGGAAGAAGTAAATCTCTTTATTCCAATAATGAGTAGCCGAGAACAATTTTGGCTGACCGATCCCGCAAATTTGTTCAAACGATGGAGCCGCTTTGTTCCGACCAATGATATGACGGTCCCGGAGGCTCTCAATGCAGTCGTGCGGTTCACGATTTATTCGGCTCTTCTGATTTCTCTAATTACCCAGAAGTCATGGTACCTCCTCCTGATTCCTACGGTTATGGTCGTGTCCGCGATCCTAGTGCGGATGTACCCCGAGACCCAAGTTCTTCGTGAAACGTTCGGAGGACGTGGAGAGCCTGCCGCGACGCCGAAGGCGAGCAACCCGTTCATGAACGTTCTGTTCACGGACTACGTTGATGACCCCGATCGTGATGCCGCCCCATCTGATATTAATCAGGGACAGGTGAAGGCGAGCATTGACGAGGCCTTTTCCAAGACGTCTGATTTGTATATGGACACATCGGACAAGTACGGTCTCATGCAGTCGGCTCGTCAGTGGGTGACCCAGGCCTCGACAACCATCCCGAACGATTTGGATGGATACCAGAAGTTCCTGAACCAGGACAATGTGTCTCGCAAGGAACTGTCGGAGTCGTACGTGGTCGCTAAGGGGTCTACAAACTCTCCGAAGGGGCTCCTATAAATTTATGAATATCGCCAGGCTTCATTAGGGCTCCGGTATGATGTTTGTTCTCTCCATCTTTTGTGTGAAGGGCGTAGGTCGGAAATCCGTCTACCCCCATCATCACATCGTCCGGAACCGCTTCCTGCTCCACTTCCACGATCTTAATATCAGAGGGTGCACTGTTACAGAATGCCTTCCACGGTTTCTCGGACATCTGGCATGCCCCGCACGTCTTGCTGTAAATACGCACAAGCATCGGAACGTCCTCAGACAATTCCTGAAGAACCGCCGGCTTTTCTGATGATTTCGTGTAGGATTTAGGCTTGGGCATTATAAAGTATGTGGAAATTATAATAGTTTATATGTCGTGTATCTCTAACATGTACCCCGTGAGCTCTGATCTCTGGGTGGGTCAGGACACGACAGGTGTCTCTCACCAATTCAGAGGTCTTCAGCAGTACCAGGAGTACGTAGCCAATCTCGCGGCTGCTGGAAAAACGTGTCCGGCTCCGTCTACTCCTCAAGCACCATCCATCATCCCACAGGAACGCACCCCGTTCACTGGCTTTCTTGAATTCAAACCGGCTAATCCTCAACAGCAGGCAAAGTATTCGGCCATGTCCCCCTGGTGGGTTGGTAGCGAGTCAACGGACAAGGAAGTTGCGAAGGGACTGCTCAGTAAATCTCTTTCCCACTAGGAACTCCCTTAGGATCCATAGGAGCCGGAAGATCACCCGACTGCTGGGTTGGGTATCCATCTGGAACCTTTCCGTAATCGCCACCGTTCGGACCGATAGGTGAGTATCCACCCTTCTTACTCTTCGGCAAACGCTTATGCTTTAACGTTCGCCGACGAAGCGAACGACGGCTAGTCTTCTTCTTGTGATGACGGCCACCTGCTTTGGCTGCTTTTGTTGTCTTTTTCACCATCTATTATAATAGTGAAAGAAATGATACGCGATGAAGTGATCTTTTGGGGAGCCGCTATCCTCCTTGTATTCTTTGCATTTGTCCTGATGCCTGTGCATGAGCGGTTCAAGGATGCTCAGGGACGGGAAACTGATGTCTCACCCGATGCCCCGCCGAAACCCGAGGCTCTCAAACCCATCAATGCACGCACGGGAAAGATAGAGGGATTCTGGGGATCAATCACCTCCTTTTTCACACCGAGCCGCGAGAAGATGACGAGAAGTAAAGTAGCCGCACAGGATTTTCAGTCGTATTTGAATACAACTGCTTCAAACGAAACATCGCCGAACACTTCTAATACTCCATCTGAGCTACCTCCTCTGTCGGGCGTTACAGCCCTACAGTCGGATACACCTCCGCAGTTCAATACAGACTCAACATTGGGATCTACCGTGGGAACGACGGGAATGGAGAGAATACTTACCCGAGGAGATCTTATAGAGGCTCAGGCACGGTTCATCCAGACCCTCATAGGCAACGAGCCCGACCAGGCCACGAAACTAGGTCTAGCAGAAGGTGTTGCGACGCTTCAGGAACTTGCCCGCAGTACATCTACATCCGCCAACAATGTTCCTCTTGGATCGGCGGATAAGCAAGTCTACAATAGTCTTATTGGGGTTCCGTCCAGTTATACGTACAAGCAGTTTGAGTACGCGTACCGGATCGCAGGTGGAGTGAGTGCTTCTCCTACCAACATCGTAAAAATGGTACAGTCAATTCCAAGTAATTTTAATCCAGTGATTACTCCTCGTCCCACAGTGTCTAACGTCCTACAGATATCACAGATGGATGCCCTAGTCCCTCCAGACTTGTACGGTCCTGGTCCCAACGTGCTCCGTTCAGCTCTTCAATCCTGTTCGTGTGCCTCGCAAACATCCGGATGCCCAAAACATAGCTGATGATATTTTGATAGTTTCTAGTAGATAATGATAATGAGAGGATACACGTTCCTCCTGTGGGGGCTCCTGGCTCTCCTCGCCCTTTACTTGTTCTTCACCCTAGGAGGACGAGAATACTTTAACGCCTCCACGAAACCGAAAAATGCGTCTCTGTGGCAGGACTCAACCGGTGGGTGGACCGCCTACTGGGAACCTCCAGATACGGATAATACGTACTCCTTCAATCTCTTTATGTCCGACGGCACAACGTACTCCATTGCTCCAACTACCAAGCCTTATCAGACGTACTTGCTTGGTCAGCGTGATCCTGCCGGGTTTGTTGGAAGCGTAGGCCTCACCGATGTCGCCACCAACAATACGAGCGGTCGCGTGATGATGAAGAATATTTCAGCGGCGGCGGGTAAGAAGTTGATCGACGCTGCATCGGGCGTAGCGACAACAACGACAACAACAGCTACCCCTGCTCTCGGTACGACCCCGGCAGCAGCTGCTCCCGCTGTTTCGGCAACCGCTCCTGCAAATTCAACGTCAACCCAGGCAGTCACCACAGTTATGCCTAATTTTTCAGCCACTCCTGCTATGGGCAAATCTGCTCTGATTTCGGGTATTGCTGGTCTCCTCTTGAGTCCCGAGTCAACAACAATTATTGCTACCGGCCAGATCCCTATCGGAGACGTAGGTCAGGATACCCAGATTTATGAGTACAATAACGGATACGCCGCGTTTGCTGTGAGTGCGAATCTGTTTGGAGATTCCATCAACAAACTCAAGTCAGATATTCAGATGAACGGAAACGAGTACAACGTGAGCGTGATTTCCGACAACGGAATTAACTATACGTTCCCTCTTGATCAGATCACTAGCGTTACATCCTCCACCAACGGTGAAGTCGTTGCTTACAACTTGCTCAATACGACGTATCCTAAGGGGAGCAATATGTTCACAGGCAACGGAGCACGAACAGTAGGACTTGAGATTACATTGGTAGGACCGTCTGGATCATCGGGTGGCCCTGAAAAGAATATGAATCCGCTCACATCATCAATTTCAGCACCCAATCCGCTAGATACTAGTATCGGAGCAACGCTGAATGCTCCCACGAATGCTCCCACGTACGGTCCGGCGGGTGTAGGAGGAGGAGGCAGTGGCGGCGGATGCGGACTCAACGGAACAATACCTCCGTTCTCTCCCTGCCAGGGAGGATCGGGATCGGGATCGGGAGCTGGAGGGATGTCCAACCTAGTTCCGAAGAGTTCGCTGGTTCCCTGTTCATGTGCTACATCGGGATCGGCAAGCTGCTCAGTTCACCAGGGATCCACGTGCGGGTCAACTATTCCAGGTCAGCCAGGGTCAAGCTGCACGGATCCCCGTGATACAATTTCATCGCTCACTAAAGCTCAGAGGCAGTGGGATCTGATGAAACCCTTCAACACAAATATGGGAGAGGTCCAAGGGTTCCTAAATTCGTTTAGTGCTTTTGGGTGATAGTATATAATGTTCGGGCTCCACAACCATCGTGGAAGTTGCTGGGTAAACGCCGCACTTCAAGGATTGTTCTCCTGTCCTCCCTTAGTAGACAGATACTCCGAACGCGAACATGTTGATAAACAGAACCCTATTGATGTATGTATGGAATCCATTTATCGCAATAAGGGAGAGACCGGTCTAAAAGAACTGTTTGAATGTGTGAAAACCACCTACCTCCCGGCTGGTGAAAATATTGGAGACAGTCATGAACTCATCGTACATCTGTGCGACAAGCTTCCATGGCTAGACAAGGAGTTTCGGTTCAATGTAGGTGATAAGATTGAGTGTAGTCACTGTCATGAGACTCAGCTGAAGACAACGACGATTATTGATCTCAATCTTATGCCGTCAAAGCCCGGGATCCCTCTACTTGATGCGATTCAAGAATACGTGACCCCACATGCGATTTCAGAATGGAAGTGCGAGAAGTGTAATCAACTTGGATGTACGAAACAAGTTCTGTTTGGAACGTTTCCGAAGGTGATGATGATTTGGTCTATGACCCCCATAGACTACTCAAGTCTCCTAGTTCTGAACGGACATAAGTACTTCCTCTTTTCCGTGATCTGCTTCAATGGAGGACATTGGTTCACATATGCTCGCAAACTGCCTCCAGGCCATGCGTGGTATATTCTTGATGATACGTCTGTACGCGAGATGGATTCCAAGAAGTTCCCGGTAGATCGTACGATGAGAGTCCTGCTTTATTTCCTGTATGAAAACTAATAATGAGCAGCGTAGAAGCTTCTTCACCGCCGGCAGACTCTGTACTGAATATGAAGGTAGGAGATATCCTGAAGAAAATCATGGAGTCTTTACAGCAGATTTCTAAATCAGCTCAGGGACTGGCCGAGACAGAGACAAATCCGGCGGCAAAGGCAGCTCTCACGAGTGTCGCGAACACAATTGATCCCTCGTCTACCACGTCTATCTACAATAACACGAACACGACAACTGCCGGTGGAATTCCTCCCACGACTATTACGATCTCGCAGTCCGGAAATAGTACGAGCACGACTCTTCCGTCAGTTCCATCTACGTTCATGACCCCAACATCGTCAACTATCCCATCTCTATCCGTACCACCTATCCCGGCGGCACTTACTTCCACCACTGCCGCTCCTCCCACGAATATGCCTGCCGCATCTGATATCCTTTCCCTGAAACGCACAAAGCGTCCTGCTCTCCCTACGGTTCTCACAATCACGATCATCGTCATCATTGGTGCGATCTCTATTGCTCTTGCCCTAGCCGACACGTTTGCTTTCCTTGCGTTTGTAGTTCTCGTTGTATTCATTGGGTTCATTCTCTACTCCTACGGATTTGTCCAGATCCGTCGGACAGACACCGAGCTGGACGTTACGTATAATCTGACCCCGTTCGAGGAGGTTCCTGAACTCAAGACATCGATGTCTCCGGTCAAGATCGTGCCGCTGACTGAAGTATTTTATGTCGCCGACAATACATTCACATATGCCCAAGCCCCAGCAGTCTGCAAGGCGTACGGTGCAACGCTCGCGTCGTACAGTCAAGTTGAGGAGGCGTACCAGCAGGGTGCGGAGTGGTGTGGATACGGCTGGTCCGAGGGTGGAATTGCCCTGTTCCCAACCCAGCAGGCTACTTGGGATAAGCTGCAGAAGGAACCGAACCAGCAGGCCCGTATCAAGTGCGGTCGCCCTGGAATCAACGGAGGGTACTTTGATCCTAGTACTCAGTTTGGAGTAAACTGCTACGGCGTTCGCCCCGCGAAGAAGGCGTCCGATGCAGCTCCTCCCACAGTTGCCGATGACGGTATGGACCGCCTTGTTGGCCAGTTTCAGCAGAATCTTGCGAAGTATGTTGTATCCCCGTTCAATCAGAAGGTATGGTCCAAGACATACGGAAATCCCCAGGATATTCAGCTCTCGCAGACGCAGACTCCTTCCGCCAATCCTGTTCCAGGTGCTACCCAGCCAGTCACCCCAACACCGACCAGCCCAGCGTCGGCCATCACGACCGCAACAGACACGATTCTAACGGCAACTCATTCAATCCCTGCTCCCCCGATCTCTCCGCCCGTGGATATTCTAGCTGCAATTGAGGAGCTTGGAAGTGCACCAATGGGACTTTTGAATGATGCGTACGACCACGTCTCGGAATTTGTTCAGGAGATAGTATAATGGCTACCCGCATAGACGAGGACGCAAATATTTTCCAGTCGCGTTGGACATTCCAGACGCCCGTAAATGCTCAAGATGCCCCGCCCCGGACTCCCTTTGTTGGTTCGTTCAATGTCCCCCTCGCCAAGGAGCGACTCCAGCCGAACAATTTTCAGTGGCTCGTTTACCGCCCTCAGGAGCATTCCATTCCTCCCTTTGAATATTTCAAGAACACGCGTGCTCCTTCGCGGACTATGGGGTCCCGAAATTAAACCAACTGATAGATAATGATTGAGGTTGCACTCTTTACAGGTGTTGGGTTGCTAGGATACATCCTAGCAACCAAATACAATGACGAGTCAAAGAACAAACCGCAGGGTCGCGAAGGGTTTGAAGATGCCGTAAGTCCTCCGAAGTCGGCTATTACGCAGAATGATAGCGTCTCCTATTCGCAGGAAAAGGGACATAACAATATGGTACCGTTTTTCGGTGCGAAGGTGACTCAGAATATGCGTACTGGAGCTACCAACTCGATTCTAGATACCTTCGCTGGAACAGGAAATGAGTATTTCCAGAAGCGTGAGGTATCCTCGTTTTACGATGTGGTACCAGGGCAGGGCCTTGTCTTCGGAAATGCAAATGAGTCAGATTTCATGCAATCACGTATGGTTGCCGGCACGAACATGAAGAACGTGTTCCCGATTGAGCAGACACGTGTTGCCCCGGGTGTGAACGACGGATACAACAATCTTGGTTCGGGTGGGTACCAACAATTCACGGCTGCCCAGGAGTTCGCCAAGCCTCGTACCACCGACGAACTGCGTACGGCAAACAAGCCCAAACTGACGTATGATTCCCCGGTTATTCCCGGCTCGCATTTCATTACGCAGCCTGGTCTACAGGCACCAGTCCTCAAGAACCGTCCGGATACGTTCCAGGTGCTCACGGACAAGGATACGGGCGAACTGATGTACCTCAACACTACGACAGGTGCACAGGTTGCCCCCGCCTCGTTCCCCGAGCAGATGTTCAAGGAACAGCAGCGTGAATCGACGAATATTGAGTATTACGGTACGGGCGGTGCGTCGTTCACGTTCGCGAACTATATCCGCGAGTTCACGGAGCCATTTGAGCAGTTTATGAAGCTGACGGTTGGAGAGTGGGCGGGTCCTGGCGGTGGTCAGGGTGCCGCCAGCGAGGGATCGTACCTTGTGGACCAGTACCTCGTTGCCTACACCAACCCTGGTCGCGAGGCGTCGGCGATGACCAACTACACTGCTCCTGGATACACCGCGATCAATGGAGGTGAGGCACAGGTGGGTGCAGTCAAGGTCAATAAGGATGAGGACATGCTCATCAACACTCGTCAGCATGTTGACCCCGCCAACGTGGTGTCTCACTCATCCTCCACTGCCCAGCAGGGTGTGTACCGTTACAACGAGCCGCTGCCGCAGGATCAGGAGATCAAGAATATGGACCCGTCTATCCTGGACGCGTTCCGTTCAAACCCGTATACGCAGAGTCTCACAAGTGTAGCATAAGGGAAAGGGCATGGAGGATACTCTGCAAAGTATTCTGTATGGCCAGTTGGATGTTGAGATCAAAAATCCTAATCTTCACGAACAGTACGAGATCGTACGGGCGGTAGTTGCGAACCCGGCTGCTCTCCCCCGACTGAAAGTACAGGGAGAACTGCACCCGTGGGTGTCGCTGCTCCTGAAGACGCTGAAGGAACAAACCCAGAATAATGATCGTCCGCCGCCTTCTTGAGAAATTCATACTGTCCACGCTGTTCCGATCTCGGAGGAAGAGTTGGTATCTTCTTCGCGATCGCAACATATGCCTGATTGAGGCTACTCTTTTCCGTGGTGATCATCATCACATCCTGTAAATTTGCCCGCCCGCTGGTGTATGCGTCAATGCGTTCCTTGAGGCTTCGGGTCTTCAGTTCGTCTGCAGTGAGAATATTCACTGTGTTCATAGTGGACTTGTTCTTCAGTGCGTCTTCGGGGTTCACCGGTTTCACGGGAAGCATCTGATGGGCAGCATAGGATGCACCAAAACAACATACAGCCGATCCAGCGGTTAAAGCGGCAATCATTATGTATATGCTTCCAACAATTATGCATCTTGTGGACGACGGAACACTCATGCGTGTTCAGAACAATTTGCTCCAATCAAAAAACATTCAGAACCTCCACGGTTCGTGGTGGTTCAATATTCTGATGGCTATTCTGCTGGTCACCGTATTTGTTTACTTCCTAATGAATCAGTACACATCCACCAAGTATGTGATTGAAGCCGAAGCGACCAAGATAGATATTCCCTTCCAGCCCAATACGTTCAATAACGCTGTGCGAAATCGTATTGAGTTGTAATAAGTAATCATGCCCGAGCCGGAATCACGTCGCACTGCATTGCTGAAACTGAAGATGGATATGGTGTATCGCGGAATTGACCGTACCAAGGCCGAAGAGCGTTTTAACCAAAACGTATCGCCACCTACCACAGAACAGACAACAGCACCTGCCCCCACTCCTGCCAAATGAATATCTTCTTTCTCCACTGGAAACCGCGTAAATGTGCGAAATATCACTGCGACAAGCATGTTGTGAAAATGATTCTGGAATCATGTCAGCTCCTATATACATGTCATTGGTCTCAAAAGGAACCGCCGACATTGATACACACTGCCCCTAATGGAGGGTACAAACCAACTCACAAAAAACATCCGTGTGCCCTCTGGCTTCTGGAATCTCTGGACAATTACCGCTGGCTGATTGAGCTTACACAGGAGCTCATTGATGAATACCATTACCGGTATAGCGATCGTGAACATTCGTGCGAGAAGCATCTAGATTGGCTAAGGACGGTGGAACCACCTCTTCCAAGAGAAGGGTTTACGATGCCTCGGTGTGCGATGCCCGATGAGTACAAAGTTTCGGACGACGCCACCGAGAACTACCGAGCATACTATCGTGGAGGCAAGAAGCACCTGCTTCAGTATCGTAAGAGACACCCGCCTCATTTCCTGTGAAGTATAATAATAAGAATGGCGGCAGACGTTTTTGGATACATTGAACTCTCCAATCCAGACGCTGTTCCTAAAAATGCTCTCGTACACTCTTTTGAACTGAGACGTAGAGGCGAGGACCTCATTCCGTACATGCTGTTGATGGGCGAAGAGCCATCTACTCCTCACATTGAAACGCTGAAGTCCAAGCAGGAGAAACGCCGAGCTGAGCGTCGGGTGCTCACCACGGGAAAGATCGCAATTGAGGCGGATACCCCAGTAGTCGCAGATATTCCGGAATCCATGGAGATTCCGCTCTACCATTTCGCATCAGATATTGAATCGTTTCTGGACAACCCGAATGTCGTGAAAGCATCGGATGTTCTCCCGAAAGAAAGTCCTCTCCTGCGTTCTCGAGCAGTATCTGATGCTGATGCCGTTGAATTCGCACTGAAATCATCAACCCCTGGAATCACCTTTTCACGTGCCCGTGCAGGATTTACTGACTTTTTTGTTGGTCCCGTAGGTGATCGGGATCACCGGGTAGCTCTTCATGGATTTCTTACTCGTCCACTCCCGATCAATATTCAGGGACGTGGCCAGATCATTCTCCAGCCGGGGTTTGAGATGATCTCTATTCTCACCGGCAAGATTATCCCAGGAGTTGTCCCGAAGGGAAAGAAGATCGCGATGAAGATTCCTCCCACACTCCCCCCTATTAAAAAGTTTAGCCCTCCCTCGCCTATTCCCACCTACTTTGAACACCAGGATCCCCAAAGTCTTGGATGCGGTCGGCATGCTCTCAACAATTTGCTGGGGGGTACATATTTCGTGAAAGACGACGAGCAGGAAATCACGGATGGAAATGTTCAGAGTCTAGAAATTCCTGTGAGCCTGATGTCTATGTGCCGCTACCTGGTAACAAAGAAACAGGTGATCGGAACGAATCCCTGCCCTGCAAATGAGAATTATGAGGATTCGGTCATGATGGGTGCTCTACGAGCCATAGGGTATTCGGCCACTCCGCTTGTCCTTGATGAGATTGCCGATTCCAATATTGGATTTATTGCGAACGTTGGAGATCACTGGGTAGCTCTACGTCGGAACGGCAATGCCTACGACCTCATTGATTCTCTGAAAGACGATCAGACTGTATCCCGAACACTAGACCAAATCCGCGAAAGTGCACAGAAGGGGGATTACCAGTCAATCATCAAGGTTGAGTTTGTGGGGTCGTTCATCAATCCTGTTCCTGAAGAGGCTCCTATCGTATCCCCCCCTGCTCCAGCTCCAGCTCCAGCTCCAGCTCCAGCTCCAGCTCCAGCTCCAGCTCCTATAAGTGCAGCATCCATCATCGAAAGTATAGTGGGTCCATCAGTGGACCCTATTCCCGGTCCAGCTCCTCCGCCATCTCCCCGCCTTGTACCTGACGAAGGACTCACACCCGAAGAAAACAATATCGGTCAGCGTGCCCGAGACGAGTCGGCAGAGATTGCACACAGAGTTGTTCAGGGTATTCCTGGCGGTCCCACTCCAGTTCCGCCTCCTACTCCCACTCCCACTCCCACTTCCACTCCCCCTCCAGCTCCTGCTCCATTACCCGAAACAACAGTGGAAGAAGGGGAAGATGCTTCGTTTGGACAGCAGGCCCGTGCCGATTCAGCCGCAGAAGCACGCAGGGCTGCCCATGGATTCTCAACAACAATTCCTACTCAGTCATCGGCATCATCAGTAAGTATGCAGAAATCCCAGAAGAAGTCCGAACCTAAATGTCTAAAAGTTCAGGGAACGGTTGACGAGCAGTTCAATGAGAATATTCACACGGCGATCCGTGAGTTTATTCGCACTACAAAGCCTGGTCTCCTAAACACTGAGAACGAACAGAAAGCCCTTCAGCACCAACCTCTGAACAATTACCTACAGGAAATCCAGTCCGAGAAGAGTGGAAAAGCCTATACTCTCCTGCTTCCTACTCGTGAAGGATTGCGGACACAGACCAACAAGGGTGTGGAAGCATACTTCACAGGCTGGACCGTTCCGTCTGAGTGTACCATGGGCGGAGATATCCTGAAGATTAGTCTAACAGCTGGAACCCCCGACGGTTCACAGCCTGCTACAGGATACGTAGTGGTCAACCCAACAGTAGGTGGAGCAGCAGGGGGTGTTGTGGAGTGGATCTATTTCAAGTTTGAACTGGCGTACGTGTGAACAGGATATAGCCAGTCACGTAGAGCCACCCAATAATCTTGAACCACGTCATGTACGGGGGCATCTCTAGCAGGACAAGCGTGCTCACGGTTGTTGCGATCATATAGAGAGCATCTACCACCAGAACCCACTCGGCTCCCTTCATCGTACCGTAGGTGAACATCAAATCAATGATAGAATTATGCCCTGGCGGAATTAGGGGGACCACTACCTGACTGAAAAAGATATCGTGCGTCATCTGGATGGCGACGACAATCGCCAAGAACGCCACCAGATTGAACGGTCCACCAATCGCGGACGCTACAATTTGGGCAAGAATCATACCGATCACAATGGAAAGGACATCAAGGATATAGGCAACCAGTCCAAACTCATCGTACCACGTATTGATAGGTCCATCACGTTCCGCAGTGTACCGCCACACAAACATACCGATAGTATCTACCGCGATCGCAGACGCCACAATGGCGAGAAGTGTACGAGCATCCCAAAATTTACGGATATCCTTCATTGTATAGAATAGAGAGATAGAAAGATGTTCGTTGTTCTGGTAGGAGGATACACCAACCACCGCGATCGATTTTATGACGAGATGGACAAGAACGATCCACGCGTCGTATGGATTAACGACAAGCGGTCATTCTACTATATTGCTGACCTTTTCGTAAATTTTGGGGAAGGGGCGAATATTCCACTCGGAAAGAAGACAATTACGTGGAGCGGAGATAATACTGAAACACTCCAGCGTGTCTATAAAACTCTCGGTCTAGAATAATTGATTCATGTTTGATATCATTTGGATCTTCGGCGGGTTTCTTGTCGGCATGATCGTCACTACTATTTTTGTGCCCCCAAGGACAATCAAAAAACTAGTCCCCGATATCCGGAAACCCGATATGATCCTGCGGAACCAGAAAGTGGAGAATGGCTGTTTCCGTGCTGCTGCCTACGAGGTTCAGTGTACTGACGGTATTGATTTTCTAAATCAGTAATGTAATAGATAGGAATGGAGATCAGCAAGGTCATGAAAAAACCCGAAGCAAACTACTTCTTCTCGTTTGTGATTGGACTAGGTATTGCCGTTCTGATGTTCCATAGGCCTCAGACAGAGGTTGATGTGTCTGCGATACCAATTGACGAACTGAAAAAGATGATTACACGAGTGGATGGAAAATGCTATCGCTATAAACTGGAGGATGCGTCGTGTCCCGACGCGAGACTTTCACTCTAGATACTATAAACAGATGGACGCTACCCCTCTAGATCAGCTGATGCCCCCTGGAGGTTCGCAGCAGCCCGCGATGTCCCTGCCCTCTGCGACAACGTACCCGCAGATGGTGACTCCTGGAACATCGTCCGCCATCTACACTCCTCCCCCGCCGTCCCAGACTGCCCCAATGCACCCTTACGCCGCCAAGACAGTTCTTAAGAACATTATGACGTATGTTTCGGTCTTTGGTGCGGTGTTTATTGTCTCTCTCACACAGGTTCAGTCTCTAGTTCTTCGCTACATCCCCAACACCTACGCTGGTTCGGGCGTTGTTTCGCTGACGGGTGCAGCGGTTCTTGGCGGTCTAGGCGTTGTTCTGGTCTACATTCTCCAGACGCTTCTCCAGCCTCTGATTTAAACATATAAAACGGATAAATACTAGAATAGTAGATTTAACCTTATACTAATGGACATTCGTCAAGGAGACTGTCTCGATCTTCTGAAGACCCTGCCGCCACAGAGTATTCAGACGATTTATTTGGATCCGCCGTTTAACAGTGATCGAACGTATACCCTCAGTGCTAGTGGAGGTGCGGGGTTCGATGATCATTGGACGGATGAAACGTATCGCACGTTCATAAAGTCCGTTATCGATCTTTGTGTACCTCTTCTGAAACCAGATGGATCTCTGTTCTTCCACATTTCGTCTGAACAGATGTTTATTCCAGAATGTATTCTTCGTGAATCCTTCAAGGTGGTCAAACCAATTGTTTGGAAACGATGCAGATCTAAGAACAATATTAAGAACAATCTTGGATCATCCATTGATATGATCTTCTGGTGTTCTCAAACTCCGAAACGAAAGTTCCATATGGTGTACCAACCCCTCGATTCCCATTACTTGAATAATTCGTTCAAGAATTCGGATGCACGCGGACACTACTCCCTCGGGCATCTTGTGTGCGATAAGACACGTACTGGTTATGACTATGAATACACGATTGAGGGAAAGACCTTTCATCCGACAAAGGGTTGGCGTATTTCAAAAGAGGATATGGACAAACTTCAGGAAGAGAACAGGCTGTATGTTCCCAAAGGTAAAAAGGCAAATCTGTACAAGAAACTCTACAGAGACGAAAATCCCGGTAAGCCCTGCCTTGACGTATGGGATGATATCTTCTCCATTGCCCAAGGGTCTGAAATTCGGCAGTATCCAACTGCAAAGCCTCTGAAGCTTCTTGAGAGGATTGTAGAGATGACGACAGATGAAGGCGATACAGTGCTGGATCCAATGGCCGGGTCTGGAACAACTGGAGAGGCATGTAAATTGAAAAATAGACTGGCGGTACTATTTGATCGGAATCCGGAAGCCGTTCAGATTATCAGAGAACGACTGATTTCACCCGAGACAGGAGGGACTTAACATTATCCTGCTGAATCTTGAGAGTAGGAACACTTGACTTATTTTTTGAGGTTGGAAGCTTGAGAAAGGCGCCAATTCCGTTGTTGAGTACCAGGCGAATACGAAGAGTGGTGTTGGTCTCCACGCCCTCACGCCGCCGCCAGATAGTCGCCGAAGTACGAGCACGAGGAGTAGACTTCAGGAAGAACTCGTCGCCCTCCTTGGTGTGTAAGGAATCAATCTCAGAGTGCTTGAAGACGATGAGGCGTCCAGTCTCTAGATCGTTTATGCACATCCAACGCGGCGAGCGGCGATTGCATGTCTCAATCAGAGACTTGATCTGAGAGGACGTCAGACCCGTCAGTGTACCCGCGAGGTAATTCTGAACCTGCTTGCGAATGTCCTCTTCCGACACACCGGAAGTGCGAAGGCTGGCGAGATTGGACTTTAAGTCGGAGTCGTCGAGGAAGTCCGAGACCTTGGAGGTGTTGATGTAGTCGTAGGTGCCGCTCTTGTGACGCTTGAGAGAAAGGCCGTCGAGAACGGCAGCTCCGTTCATGATTTCGATGTCGGACACTACCTGTGTACCTCCACGATGAATGAAGTTGATGTTGGTGCCGTAGATAGATGTGAAGAAGGGGGGAGGGGAGGAGGTCCAGAGGGATGCGATGTCTGATTCGTTCTTGATGCCGGCATGATGGTTCCGTCCGTCGGTGGGAAATCCTGATTTCTGTTTGGTCGTCATTGTGGGATTGTGTTGGGCACTCCTCCTCCTCCTAGATGCCTCTTGGATCCGTTTTTACTACGAAAAAAAATCGGATAGGTAAAGGTTGTCGTGGTATAATAACATGGCTGAGGTCGAGGCACTTATTGCCCCCTACCGTACCAGAAGCCGAGGACCAGTCTACGATCCAATCGCAGTCGTGTTTGATCGTATTCTTCTTGGACCTGGTGCACATATGAGTCCCCGCTTTATGCGTATTTACTCTACCACCCATATTATCAACTGTGCCGACGATACAGCGTGTCCCTTCTGGGCTCGTCGTCATCTAGGTCCTCGGTACACGTGTATGGGTGCTGAAGATACTGAACAAACTGAAATTATCCGAGACTTCTATCCGAGGTTCGAAGAAACTATGGATAGATACCTCAGGGATCCAGCGTGTCGGAAAGTGTATGTTCACTGCCATGCAGGAATCAACCGATCGGCAACTCTCGCAATTGCCTATGTCCATCGGCGGTTTGGAATCCCTATGATGAAACTGATTGAAAACATAGCTCGACAGCGACCATGTATTCTCACCAACCCCGCCTTCCAGCGTCAGCTGCTAGAATTTGCGTCTCATCCGAAAACATAAGAGGAGGCTAGAATGTGGGCAAGTGTTCAGAGCTCTATTCTACAAGCAAACGATAATCCTATTGGAGCCGTCAATGCGGGAATGGATACTGTCTTAGGACCATCCTTTGATTACCTCCAGACCATCCAGTCCCCTGCACAGAAGGGTGTATCGTCCGATGGATCGTTTGACCAAGTGTCTACCAATATTGGAGCAGTGTCTGGATATGTGAATAATCTGATTGTAGGTCCGAAAGTTGGTAATCAGCTTTTTCGGGATACGGGTGGATACTGCAAGGCACCGGGCGGAAGCGTTGTGAAGCGCTCAACATACATTAACAATTACTTGGGCGGAGACGATGCAGCTGGAATCCTGGGACCCAGTTTTCAGAGGGCTGTTCAAGGAACGGGTATGGACGGGATCGTTCCCGGAATCGGCGGAGACTTGGCATCTATGAATCCTCTCAAGATAATGAACGGACTAGTCTCTGACGGCATCCCTCCATGCGAAGCGTATACGTGTCCGGTGGTAGACACAAATGGAGGAATCAATACATCCGACACCCAGTTCCTGACACCATCCCTCGAACTGAACATGGGCCTTCCTCCTCCTAATCCAGGATGCCGACGTGCTGAAAACCAGGCTAAATTTGAAGGACCAGCTGCGAAGGTTGTGGCGGATGAGACGGCAAGGGCTGCGAAACTCCGAGAAACTACTACAAGGACTGAAAAGTTTGCTGATTACTATCCCGACAATTATTACCGTAACGTTGTCGGTGTAACAACCCAGGAACCAGATGCTCTTTCCTATGCTCTGTGGGGGGTCGCCCTCGCGTGCGTTGTTGCCTACTTCGTCACGAAATAAGAATAATGGCTTACAGAGGGTCGTCCCAGAGTCATAATAGAACTGGATGTCTTCGGACGTGTTTAAGGTGAAGAAGTCTCGTGAGGGAGGGGGAGGAAAGAATCGTGAACAGATTGGAACTCTGGATTCTCTTCATGAGCGGCATATTGAGGACCTACAGACGCGTACCTCCTCAGACGCGATTGCAGTGTTGGACGAACGGATCTCCCAAATTAAGCTAGATTTGTCGGGAACATTTGACCCATTTGAGTTTGGGGATGTTATGCGAACAACGCGTCTTCACAAGGAATTGGAGATCCTGGAAGACGAGAGGATTCGTGCGGCAGAAAAGTACGATATCCAAAAATATTACCTAGATAGCGGCGATATCATGTTGGATTACTATGCTCCTCTTCAGAAGAAGACGGTCTCCAAAATTGATATGGGAGCAACTGCCCAGGGTACATTTGATAAACTCTTTTCAGTGACCGAAACCGCAGTGGGTCCATCCAAGAAGAAGATGTTTGATGAGTACATGTCTCGTCGTGGTTTATCAAACGGTCTCAATATCGCTGAGAATGCAGACAATATCAAAAAGATGTCGGAGCACTGTGCCCCCTGCAATATCCCTCGCGAAGAGGTTACGTCGGAAGGTATACTTGTCTGTCCCAAGTGTGGATCAGAAGAGTATGCTCTCGTAGTCTCCGACTTCCCCAGTTTCCGCGATCCGCCGAAGGAGCGGAACAATTATGCGTACAAGAAGCAGAATCATCTGAACGAGATTCTAAACCAGTTTCAGGCGAAGGAGAGTACAGAGATCCCCGATGATGTAATGAATGAGGTGATTTGCGAGATCCGCAAGAGACGTATTGATAATATTGCTCTCTTGACGGAACAGAATATTCGCGAGATTCTCAAGAAGCTAGGTCGGAATCGGTACTATGAACATGCCGCTCATATTCTGTCGCGTCTGAATGGAAACCCCCCACCTACGATTACGCCGGAGATTGAAGACAAGATCCGAGCAATGTTTCAGGAAGTTCAGGCACCGTACCTCCTCTACTGCCCCGACGAACGCCGGAATTTCCTCTCGTATTCCTACATCATTTACAAATTCCTGGAGCTGCTGGAGCTGGACGAGTATAAGGTCCACTTCCCGCTTCTCAAATCCCGCGATCGGCTGATTCAGCACGATGCGATCTGGAAGAAGATATGTGAGTATTTACAGTGGGAATTCATTCAGAGCATCTAAACTGAATTCGGGAATTCATTCAGAGCATTTAGGTGGGATGTCTTAGAATACCATCCGTTTGTTCCGTTGTGCACATCCATAATACACTTGAAGGTGTACTCATATTTTTTCCCTACCTCGAACATGTCGTACAACTTGACGGCACGTTCGTGGATATACTGCCGATCAAACTTTCCGTCAATCGCAAGTTGTACCCCAAGAACATAGTCCTGGAGCGTATGACACCGTACCCCAGTCTTCAAATTCTCCACTGTCTCTGTTTGAGCACCATAATCCTGCGTCAATACGGGAGTTCCACACATTTGGGCTTCTACCGCCACTCCACAAAAAGGCTCAATGAACATTGTGGGAGCTAGAAGAGCTGTGAGTGATCCGAGATACTCTCCCCGCTCCTTGCCTGAGATAGGGGGCTTGTACACAATATTGGGATGTTTCATGAACGGTTCGGGGTTTCCCTGACCACACAGAATGAACTGAACATGGGGCATACGTGATGCCACTTCCATGACAATATGACATCCTTTTCCATCGTAGATACGACCAAAGAATCCTACAGTATTCAACTTTGGAGTTAGAGAAAGAGGCCAGTGACGGGCATCAAAGTAGTTTGGAACCACAAACCAGTAATTCTGACCCCACTTCCCTGACTTTGCGAGCTCGTGATGGAGCCACGCATAACTTTCAAAGATACGATAATTACGAGTTGAATCATTGTACCCAATTCCGCTCTCGCATACGACCATGTTAAGATCTTTTAGAGCACGATCATGAGAAATCCCAAAGGGGAGACATACAATATCGGTCTTCGTAGACCTGTAATTTGCCTGTAGAATTGGGCGTAGGCGATCATTGAACTCAATGTAAAGAGGTGTTGACCAGTTCCCCAGATCTCCAATAAACGATTTGTGATCGGCTAGATGATTTACCGCATTATCGTGGGAAACTTCAGGGTGGAGGAACTTGTAAGACTGAACGCGAAAGAAATCCCACTCATCTCGCGTCATCAATTGAATGTCTCGGGTTGCTCCAGTCGTGGATCCTTCCACGCCATAATGATAAACTTCAAACCCACGAGACATCATCATTTCTGGGAACCGCAGGACCTTTCCTGTATACGCACAATGGCTGAAATCATCATTGGTGACGGTATGTGGTAAAGCGAGAATATGGAGACGGATAGGAACAGATGTCTCCATTTACATACTAACGTTCGTGGATACGTAAATGGAGGGGGAGGGAATCTCCTTTATCGTCCGCATTCGTAACGAAGAAACCACGCTCGTTCGCTCTGTAAGATCCCTGATTTCTATAACAATTCCCCATGAGATTGTTCTTATTCTCCATAGGTGCACTGATAAAAGCCCAGAGATCGCTGCCTCCCTCGCGAAAGAGAATCCACATGTAAGAATTCTAACGTACGACCATGCAGTCTCTAGGGCAGGATATGAAACCCTCGCGACAGATGCGACATCAGATCACAGTTTTATTCGGTATTCGAATTGGTGTGCAGGGCAGGCTCGGTATCCTTGGATATTTCGATGGGATGCTGATTTTGTGATGACTCGTCCACTCATGGACTATATCAATAAGCAGGAATGGGTCCCTAAAAATTTGCGAATCGGTCTTACGGCAAAAAACAAAACACACGAAAACAAGGAATACTATCTCTATCAGTCGTCAGTTCAGACTAAGAAATACATTTTCTGGGAGGCGTCGGTCTTTCCAAGTGATGTGATATCTCTACGTCTTGAAAACACATTTTATGTGATTCACGTATCAGAACTTTCCGATGTAAAAACGTATTGGACCGAACCCCCGTGGTTTGAGACTGACGAGTCTCATGAGGCTCGCGAAGTGAAAGAAAGGTACGATAAACTGGTCGCCGAGTTTGGACCTGAACCCACAGGCATGGCTAGGGCTTCAAACCCTAAGTGTACCGATATCTTCAGTAAGATTACACATGCAAACAACTGTGTAGGTCCGTCGTATGTGAAGTTCCTTGCGTAAAACGGATTCGGGAAATGGAGGTTGGTAAAGAGTAAGAACTCACGACTACAAATGAAGCCTCGTTTCTCAGCATCCGATGTCGCATCTCTCCTCGGCCGTAATCCCTACCGCAGCAAGAATGAATCTCTCCTCAAGGTCATTTCCATGATGCCTAAATTCAAGGAACTTGTTCTAGACGTCAAGACTACAATGGGTGCTAAGACTTATCGTGAAATTGTAGCGGGGGCCTCTCCTGCTGCTATCAAGGCCATGTGGGCCTCCGTAGACCAGTCTGTGGGAGCCACGTCGGATGCTCAGGTGGAAACGGCTATCAAGACCTTCAAGCAGGAGCATATTCGCCAAGTTGTGCAGGAGACTCTTGAGGGAAAGCGAAGCCCTACGTGCGTTGCCCTCGAAGAGGTTGTTGCCCGTGTGATAGCGGGTCAGACGACCATTGAGAAGGAGATGCCGACCCTCTGTGCGAGCCCCGAAGTCAAGACCGCTATTGAGACTACCCAGGAGCACCAAGTTCTGGCCTCTGAGATCCAGAAGCGGCGGGGAACCAAGTTGGAGGACAAGGCCGAGAACGATCACGCAGCGGCTACGGGGATTGAAGTGACGGGCCGTAATTCGTTCGTGGACTTTGAGTGTGATTCGTACCGCCTGATAGGGTATCTGGACGGTATGCAGGGCGAGAAGGTTGTGGAGACAAAGAATCGTAAGCGGTTCTGGACAGTTCCGCCAGCTTACGATTTCGTCCAGCTGCGGTGCTACATGTTCATGAAGGGCAAGAAGGACGGCGTTCTGCTGGAGAACTTTCCTGGTCGCGGTCCTCGCACTACGGAGGTTCCGTGGAATGATGAGCAGTGGGCAGAGATTCACGATGGGCTGTGCGATGTCGCAAGGACGATTGCGAATATTACGGAGGAGGATGCCAGGGATCTAGCTCGCAATGTGTTTGCTGCAATGAAGACGTAAAATATTCAGGGTCAAGATATAATAAGACGATGAGCTCATCCCCTGCCCCTTCTGGATCTACATCGGCTGCGAACCCGTCAGCGTCGTATGTCCCGCCGGCATCTACAAATGCATCAACAAATAGCGTAATGTATTCAGGAGCATCTACCTCCTCCACTCTTCCAGCGGATTCCCCTGCACGTGAGGCTGCTACCTCATCCCAGGCGAGTGCCGCTGCATCTCTCCCCGCCGGATCCCCTGGGATTGATCAGATGACGAGTCTGTTAGGAGGCAGTTCTACAACATCTTCATCCAAGGTTTCGGCATCAGGAACGCCATCCAAGACTGCGGATGCCGCTGCCCCAGCGTCAAATGCTGAGAAGGTCCGCACAACATTCATTGCGGTTCTAGCACTAGCTTGGGTTCTGTTTGGAGTCGCTGCCTTCTTTTTCTCCCTTGTGTGCTTTGGTCGCTCGGGATCGTTTGGCGAGAAGCTCTTTGGATTCTTCCTTGCCCTCGTGTTCGGCCCCTTCTACTTCGTCTACTATTTCGCGGACGGTGCTTACTGCCGCGCCAACGCCCCGACACTCTTTTAGACTAAAACGGAAACGTAAGAGTCTCATTGGGTAAACATCAGACAAAATGCTCCGAATTGCAGATACAACATCACAACAGGCTCCCGAGGTTGAGACGAACTACACGTTTCCTCTGGATCCCTTTCAGAAATATGCCGTGGCCGCTATCCAGGCCCGTGAGAATGTTCTCGTCACCGCCAAGACAGGCAGTGGTAAGACGCTGGTGGGCGAGTACCAAATTGAGTATTCGCTCAAGCGAGGTGGACGAGTATTCTACACCACCCCCATCAAATCCCTATCCAACCAAAAATTCAACGATCTCAAGCAGCTCTACCCTAACAAGGTGGGCATCATGACGGGCGATATCAAGTTCATTCCCCAGGCCGAAGTGGTGGTGATGACGACGGAGATTCTGCGGAACCTTCTCTTCAAGATCGGGTCGTCAACGGAGGGTGTTGGGTCTACGGCTTCGCTCTCACTAGACGGAGTCGATGCTGTGGTCTTCGACGAGGTCCACTACTTCAACGATCCAGCGCGAGGAAAGGTGTGGGAGGAATGTCTCATCCTCCTTCCACCGACGATTCGTCTGGTTCTCCTCTCCGCAACGATTGATAGTCCAGCAGTCTTTGCTCAGTGGATCGGTGAAATGAAGCAGGTTCCGATACACCTCATTTCCACCCAGTATCGTGTTGTTCCCCTGGAGCACCGCGTGGTTGCGGGGGACAAGCTTCTGATGGACGAGAAGGACAAATTCCATAAGGAATCCTACGCCGACTACCTTCGGCATCTTAAGGGTATTGAAGATGCCGCTCGTAAGCATTCGGATGCAGTGAAAGCCAGGGTTGCTGGAGATCCAGTGGCCGCCCGTGAAATCCGTTCTACTGGATTTCTCCACCAGATGAATGAGATGATTGACGATCTCAATGCGAAAGAGAAATTGCCCGCGATGTTCTTCGTGTTCTCCCGCAAGAACTGTGAAGTGTATGCCTCCAAGGTGTCCTCTACCCTCATTGATACATCGGAGGGTGCAGCAATCAAGAATATTGTGCGTTTCCATCTCCACCGCTACCCCGAGCTGGAGATGCTGCCGCAGTACCATACACTCATGGATCTTCTCATGAAAGGTGTGGCCTTCCATCACAGCGGGATGCTCCCTCTCCTCAAGGAGATTGTGGAAATGCTGTTCTCCCGTGGCCTTATCAAGTTGCTGTTTGCGACAGAGACGTTTGCGGTCGGAATCAACATGCCGACCAAGACGGTGATCTTCACGAGTTACCGCAAATACGATGACGGCGCAGACGGGTTGCGGATGCTGAGGACGGACGAGTATATCCAGATGGCGGGTCGTGCAGGTCGGCGTGGAAAGGATACACGCGGATTCGTCTACTACCTCCCTGATCGCAAGCCTGAGACTGTGGAGGATGTGCAGCGGATGATGACGGGGAAGCAACAGTCCCTAGAATCACGAATGGATTTCCATTATGATTTCCTGCTAAAGTGTCTCCAGAGCGGGACGACGGGATGGCTAGGGTTGGTGAAGAAGTCGTACTGGTACGTCCAGCGTCAGGCGGAGACCGAGGGACGGCAGGCGGAACTTCTGGAGCTGCAGAAGAAGTACGTGGATCTGGATGTTGGAGAGTTTGAGCTGCGTGATACGTACGAGACGCAGATTCGGATCACGCAGAATGCCGAGCGGAAGAAGGCACAGGCATTCCTGGATTCGTGGAAAAATAAGCATATGGGACCTAAGTGGGAAAAGGGGTGGCTGGAGTTCAAGGAGTTCAAGAAGAATCGGGCGGCGATTGCCCTGCTCGAAGAGAAGGTTGAGGCATTCAAGACTATTCAGGTCCCGTTTCTGGCGAATCTTCAGCGGCTAGGGTATGCTGACGGCGAGACTCTCACGGAAATGGGTGTGCTAGCATCGGAAATCAATGAGGGGAATCCTCTTGTGATGTCCAAGCTGTTTATGGAAGGAGTCAATCTTCCGCGAGCGGAGTTGGTGGCCCTACTCTCGTGTTTCGTAGAAGGCGAGAAGACGGAGGATCCAATTACGGTTGATTGTCTACGTGTCCCAGAGACGCTACAGGATGCACTCAAGCGGGTGCACAAGATCGCGGCAGATCTGTATGCTCACGAGAACCCCAAGAGCCAGCCAGAGTACTGGACAGTGCACAACTACTGGCCCGAGATTGTGTATCGCTGGATGCACGAAGAGGAAATGGCGATCCTGTGTTCGTTCTACGAGGTGTACGAAGGCAACTTTATGAAGGCGATTCTCAAGACCGCCAATATCGTGGACGAGTGGATCACACTGGCCACGATAACTAAAAATCTGGGGGTCTTGGAAACTCTGCGTGAGATCAGGGTTGATCTCGTGCGGGGTCTAGTGGTCCCAGATTCCCTCTACCTACGTCTCTAATCTAAGTTAACGGACTTGGAAACTAAAGCAGATCTTGTTTGCTGCGTAAGAATTCCACCTACTATTCAGAATCCTCTCAATCTTAAGGAAATCAACATCGTTATCGGAATACAGGATCACAAACTCGGATAGCCCATCATTAGGATCCACCCGTTCGCGGTGTTCAATTGTGAATGCATCTTCAATATCAAACTCATAGTTTTCAACTCGCTGTCCCATTCCCATCCCAATCTGGATAGTTTTTCTGATTGTCCAATGTGGATGAACCCACTGTGTTGGACGATCAAGTTCCGAATACATATATGCCTTCTCGTGTGGAACACTCCAGCGAACATAGATGAGATCATTGTCGTTAAGGTCATTGAACTCCGCAATCTTGTAATCAGAGGGACTGAAGGCATCATCATCCTCGGGTGCTTCAGGAGAAAGGTTGGATAATGAGGGGGCTTGGCTGTTGCTCATGTTTGCGATCGAGTATTGGTTGCTTCTCCTCTTCCATGGACACGTAAACGGATTCGTTTTGTTCAGAATCAGAATCAGAATCATCTAAGCAAATCACGAGTCGCACCTGTATATTGTGTCTCGCATACTGTTTCCAGTGACTTAGTAAGAACGTGCGTTTTTCCCATGCATGAGCAGGTCTCTCTCCGTTCACCTTTGAATTATCAAAATACAGTTCCTCAATATCCATATCCGTAATCGTTTCGCCAAGAAACCAATTCAACGACTCTCCTATCGTTAGATGAGCAGGGGCAAACTTTCCGTCCATAAACAGTGTCCCTGTATCTGCGAAACATGTGACCGCAATCCGCTCTTCGTCGCCGCAATCTTTTATCGTAACATCACCTACGGTTATGAGACGATGTCGAGGCCTGAAAAATTTAAGGTCCATTCCTAGGAGAAAAGACATACACCGCAGTTTGCTAATTCTACATCACAGACTTTAATTTAATTAAATTTAAGTTATCCGTTTCTGGGGGAAGGTAATATTCAACACCAGAGGAAGGAGGGCCCCCGAATCCACCACTTCCTCCCACCGCATATCCAGAATGCACTTTTTCTGAAATTCGGGACCACTGAAGAAGTCAATATCCTGCCACATATAGTTGCTATCCGCCTTTCCCGTATGAATAAGCCGCAGGGTTTGGCCAACAGTGAGGAACTGGTCAAAGTGTGTCGTTGTCGTGTCTACGATCTCGCGAATGTAGTAGAAACATGTCCCAGTCCCTGCGTTCTTCCAGACCTCCAGTTGGTAGTCGTAGGGATAGTCTCCAATGTTGAAATGAAGTCTCATGATCGGAAAGTGTGTCATTTTACTGCTGTTACTCAGTTCAGAATGAAAAAGGGGTCTAATCCGTTTTAATGAAGTCTACTACACAAGAATTGGATCTACAGTCACATGAAACACCAGCCGCTCTTTCCAAGTTGGACGCTGCATGTCCAGGAAATACCGCACGTTCACAGGAGTTCCTTCCACCAGATTGTTGGGACTCGTAATCAGGCGGTTCCAGTCAGGGATCCAGATACGGGTGGACGAGACTACAATTCCCTTAATATCTTCGGGCCGACGCTGGAGAATGTCTAGGAAAGCCAAATCGCGAGCGTGCTTCTTCGCAAATGTCTGGAGTCGATTACAGTCCTCCTTCGCGTTGGGAACAGGCATTCCCTTCATTGCCATCTGGTTTACCACATCTGCCCAGCGCCGAATCGGGGACGAGCCGTGGCAGTATCGCGACTGGAAGCCCCAGTGTAGCACCTTTGGGGAAACATGTTCATATGTTGCGGAAGCATACGCAAACATTCGAGCATTCAGTCCTAGATTCTCATACTTCTCCAACTTTTCGCTGTCAGGAGCCGTGTGATGACGCAGCAGGCCCTTGCCTATCACAGTAAGAGCGCCCGCCATCTGTTTGTTGTAGTAAATCATGAGTTCCGCCACCCAGTCATGAGGATCCAAGAGCGGCTTCTTTCCCGCAAGATGCTCGCAGATCTCTCGGAGCGTATCCATCGGAATCTCTGTCGCTAGGCGGCAATTCTCGTAGGTATACGATTTCTTGTTGATGATCACAACTTCCTTGAAATGGGGATTCCAAATAGTATTGTCGGCCCAGTCGAAGAACAGCGTGTACCCAATCCGTTTCTCACCAGGAAGTAGGGACATCTTAGCTTCCAACGTCTTCGGAAACATGGAGCGCACAGGAACGCCGCCATCGTACAGCGACTGCCCAATATTTTGAGCATGGGTCATCCATGGATTTGCCCGCACCCATTCGGCAACATCGGCAATCGTGATCGCCACTTTTGTGGGTCCGTCCTCATGGTTCCAGATAGAAATACAGTCATCAATATCCAGGCACCCTGGAGGATCAATATTGATCGTAGGAACGTCTAGAATAGGTCGGTTGAACGAAGGTTCAATGGTCTCGGGAATCTTGGTCCAGTAATCAGGGGAATAAGCTACGTGAATAGCCTTGCGTTCGGCAAGCGGATCGCCACACACACCTACAATGTCTACAATTTGGCCGCGGGGGAGTTTATCATCATTGATCTTTTCGGCGACGACTAGGAGATTCTTCTTGAGATCACGATGAGCGGATGCGACAATCATCTGGGGGAACACCTTGTTCAGGGGGCTAAAGAGATACATTGGGATATTTCGGGAGGTGAGGCCATACCGCGTCTTGCTGGTGAGCTGAAGAACACCTGCGACACGCGTCATCTTTTTCTTGGTTGGTTACTGTTCTCCTACAGTAAGGAACTAAAACCCGTTTTTAGGAACTTGTCTGGGACTTCGGGCACTTTGAGCATCCTCCACCCATCCCCTCCTTCACCTTCGACGTAAAAGAGCTGCGAGACAGGATCCAATACAGTAGGACAACCCCAACAAGAGCTGTGAGCACATAGATCCAGTTTACCTGTAGAGTCTCCAAAATTCCTCCGCCCGTCAGTTTGGCCATTAGGTCTACTTTACTTTCAGCCAAGACATTTTATATACATAAATGGGCATCCCGTTCTACTTTGTTAGCCTCATTAAGGCACACAAGACAATTGTGTCCCGTGTCCGAACTCGGTTGGAACCGAATGTCCTTTCGATTGATTTCAATTGCTTAATTCACACGTATATGGATGATGCCCGACCGATTGAGAGTATTCTGGAAGCACTGGGTACTCTTCTTACGGACACTTGTAGCCCTCGGACTCATTTGTACATTGCGATGGACGGTCTTGTTCCCTACGCCAAGATTTCCCAGCAGCGATACCGTCGCTTCCGTATCCCCGAAGCAACGAACCCTATCTTTGATCGCAACCAGATCTCGCCAGGGACGCCGTATATGAAAGAACTGGACTTGGCGGTGCGTGCACGGTTTCCCCAGGCGATTGTTTCGTCTACCGATCTTCCTGGGGAAGGGGAACACAAACTGTTTGCGTGGTTGAAGACTCTTCCAGCTGCCGAGCGAACCAACACAGTCATCTACGGTCTGGATGCTGACCTGATTCTTCTGTCTCTTGCCCAGGAACAGTTGTGTTCCCTGTCTCTTCTACGAGAGAACCAGAATTTTCAGTCCAAGGCCGAAGGATATTCCACTCTGAACATCTCGGATCTGGCTCGGAAACTTCCAATGAACCCCCAACAGTATGTTGCCCTCTGTGTTCTCTGTTTCGGCAATGATTTCATGCCTCCTATCGGGATGTTTTCGCTGCGTGAAGGGGGGCATGACCGGGCCCTAGAATGTTATCGTCAGGCGGGGGAACCGAATCTCATGACGATTGGAGGACGTCAAGTGTTTATCCAGACAGCACACACACAGGAAATGAAGTTTTATAAGGAGCGTGCGAGGGCTCGTGATAAGCCAGCTGAGAAGGCAATTGTCTCCGAGGATGGTCAGCATTTTGAGGCCCGATACAATCTTCACATTCTGGATGGAACGACGAATATTGCCCAGTTAGTCCAGTCATTTTGGAAAACATTTGATTGGACTCTTCACTACTTTTGCGAGAACGAGTGCCTAGATTGGAACTGGGTGTATCCGTACCCTGAAGCCCCTCTTGTCCAGCAACTAGTACGGTACGAAGAGATTCCTATTCAGTGGACTCCCGACTCCCCAAAATTTACGGTGACGAAACAGCTGCAATTCATTCTGCCCCATGATTCGCTTCGCCGGGCGAAGAAGCGAGTCATGTTTCCCGACGAATTGTACAATGAGGAAACAGATACCCGTATTCCGTGGATGAGACGGTATGCGTGGGAATGTGAGCCACGAATCTCGCTTCCTATCGCGATCGAAGAGATGACAGCGGTCCAATCTTTCCAATATTCTTGAGCTTGAATCCTCCAGATACAGGCATCGTAATTCTCGGTATAATCACGTCTCCTGAGGACGTAGCTGACGATCGTTCAGGAATTGGAGATATAGCGATATTGGTGAAGGATGCTATATCCGACCATGAAAAGGAACGCTTTGACCAATATTCCTCTTCAATAGTGTTCAATTCTTTTAGTTTGGGAGCTGATGAGATTCCATTGAGCGTCATATTCTTCATCCAATCGTTGCGGATATAGACTAAGTACTGCTGACGCTTCACCCTTGCTGCATGATCATCCGGCATAATACTACGAAGTAGTTCAATACTTTCCTCCAGAGTGTACATCTTCTTGTGTGTGCGTTGATTCACGGTGTTATGTGCACGGAAGACAAACTCACACACGGTACGACGACTATTTTTCCATCCGGGGTTGCGTTGGGTGTAGACAGTAACCATATCTGAGAAATGCTGAAGACAGCTTGGGCACAGAATTGTTTGAGTAAACGATTCAAGAAACCGATTTAGGAGTTCCAGCTCATACTGGGACGGAAAATCGGGGTAAAGGGCAGCAATTGTGTGCAGGGTTGCCCATCCAAGTGGACCCCATGCTTTCGTCATTATATAGACTCATCAAGAAAGAAGACCCGCTCCCACCGAGTCAGCATACAAAACGCGAAGGACGGCAGGGGGGATATTCTTCTTATCTCCGCCGATGATCTTCTTCTCAATCAACTTCTTACGGATTAACGCAATATCCATCTTCGCAGCCTTGGCCTTCGCCGTCTTACGAGCCTTTTCAAGTCCACGCTCCGTCATGAGTTTCACTGACCGTTTACGAGTCACTGGCGATTTAGATGGGTTCTTATCGGGAACTATCTTCGCGGTCTTACGAAGAATTCCTTTCGGAAACGTCTTGGTAGACCGACGGTGACCGCGGCGGCCTCCAAATCCAGGGCCGCTCGGCATACCAACCGGAGGTAACGGCGACGTGACGGTCGTCACACGCATGGACTTATCCTGACCATTAAATGCGGGATCACTTCCCTCTTTAATGATGGTGTACTTGGTAGGACCATCGGTAGCAGGCATACAACCTCTTCTTACTCAAAACGGATAAAAACTTACGGCGACGGCCCGAGTATCAAGATACGACATGGAGGCGGTTCGAGCATATTTCAACAATGGTGTTTCGCGTTTCTCTGAGTCGCAGATTGAACCCTATGAAGACTTCCTCCGCAACAAGATTCCTCTGATCCTGCGATCAACACCACCCATCGTGGTATGGCACGATCAGGACGAGGCAACAAAGAAGTACAAGTACGAGTTCCGTCTCTCGTTTGATAACGTCTCCTACCTCAAGCCCCGTATTCAGGAAGCCACAGGACGACTGAAGCAGATGCTGCCGCACGAGGCCCGCATCCGCAACTTCACGTACGCTGCCCAGATGTTCGTGGACATCAAGCTCAAGGTTCGTTCGTACAGCGGCCCTGGTCTCACTGAGTTCAAGGAGGAGTCCAAGACGTTTGAAGGCATCTCGCTCGGCAAGATTCCGGTGATGCTGGGGTCTTCACTCTGCGTACTCAAGGACTATCCTCTCACACTTGAAGAGCTGGGCGAGTGCCCGCAAGATCCGTTCGGGTACTTCATTATCCACGGCGGTGAGCGAGTCATTCTGTCCCAGGAGAAGGTGGCGGACAACCGCATCATGGTCTTTCTCAACAAGAAGTCCACAACCAAGCACACTCATTCGGTGGAAATGAAGTCTCTCCACGAGAGCTTTACTCTCCCACCCAAGAAGCTGGAGATCCGGATGTCCAGTAAGTTCAACGGTCTTGGGTACCCCCTCTCCATCTGCATTCCTCGGTTCCGCGAGGATATTCCGATGATGGTCTTCTTCCGTTGCCTAGGTATTGAAACCGACAAGGAGGTCTTTGACCTCCTCAACGTTGAAAACACTGATTCAATTATTGCGTCCTTCAAGGAATGTGCGGATATCGGGGTGTTTAGCCAGCAGGAGGCTATTGAGTACCTCTCACACCACCTGCAGTACCCACCGGCAACGGACGATAAGACGGGTCACGTACGTGCCCTCCTCCTCACCGAGTTCCTTCCGCATATCGCTCTTCCATCAGAAACAATCGCTCCCGAAATTATGGCTGCACGCAAGATCAAGATTCTTGTGAGTATGGTGAAAAAGCTCCTGGACACAGCATCCGGCAAGCTTCCGGCCGATGATCGTGACGCGTACCCCAATAAGCGTGTCGTGACCACGGGCTCGCTCCTCACCCATCTCTTCCGCCAGCTGTTCCAAAAAGTGTGCAAGGATATCCGTTCCAAGTTCGTCCATGAAATCAACAATGATAATTGGAAGCGGTCAGGAAAGCCCCTGGATGTCCTCGTACTCTCCAACCTCTACAAGATCATGAAGGTCTCGTCTATTGAAGGCAAACTGAAGCAGGCTCTCGCCACAGGTAACTTTACGGTCCAGGGTCTCGGGACTTCGGGATCCACCTCCCTCTCTAACGCCACCAAGTCCGGTGTCTCCCAGGTCCTTAATCGCCTGTCGTACAACGCAACGCTCTCCCACATCCGCCGTATCCAGACGCCTGTGGAGAAGTCAGGCAAACTACTTGCTCCTCGCAAGCTGAATGGGTCGTCATGGGGGTTCGTGTGTCCCGTGGAGACTCCAGAGGGTCATTCGGTTGGTATTGTGAAGACGATGAGCTTGATGTCCACCATCTCCACCCACGTTCCCTCGTTCGTAGTCACCAACTTCCTTCGCGAGATCCCTGATATTGACTGGATCACCGATGCCTGGTCTAGCGGTCCGGTTGCACTTCTTGTGAATGGTACCATCATTGCCTACACGTCCAAGCCGAAGGATGTGTACGAGCGTCTCAAGGACGCCAAGCATTCGTGCCGGATCCATCCCCACATCTCGGTTGCCTGGAACGTTCTCCAGAACCGTATCATCATTGAGACAGACGCTGGTCGGCTGGTACGGCCCGTCTTCCGCGTAGAGAATGGTAAAGTCCTGCCCATGCCTCCCGAGGGAACGCAGTGGGCTGACTGGATCACTACCTGTGTTGGCTATATTGACGCCAACGAGTCCGAGGTCGCTCACATTGCGATGTTCCCATCCGAGGTGGGTCCAACGCACACCCACTGTGAGATTCATCCACACATGATTCTCGGCCATATGGCGTCCATCATTCCGCTATCCAACCACAATCAGTCACCTCGTAATGCTTACCAGTCCGCGATGGCCAAGCAGGCCATGACGCTGTATGCGTCCAACTACCATAAGCGTCTCGACAAGAACGCTTACCTCCTGGCTTCTCCGCAGCGGCCGATCGTGGAGACTCAGATCATGTCTATCTTGAATATGCACAAGATGCCGTCTGGATGCAATGCCATCGTGGCCATCGCGTGTTACTCGGGCTACAACCAGGAGGACTCCGTGATCCTCAACCGCGGATCCCTCAAGCGCGGGTTCATGCGTGGGTACTACTACACCGTGTACAAGGACGAGGAGCATCGTAACGTGGCGAGCGGTCGTGAGGAGCGGTTCTCTAAGCCCCGCCATGAGAATACTAAGGCGTTCAAGAATACGTCGTACCATGCCGTACAGGAGAACGGTATTCCCATCAAGAATGCTGTGGTTCAGGAGAACGATGTGGTGATCGGCAAGGTCGTGAACCTTCGGTCGGATCCCCATGGGTATCTGTACCGCGATCTGTCCACGACGCACAAGAACTCAGAGCCTGCGCGTATTGACGGTGTGTGGCAGGATAAGAACTCGGATGGATACCCGTTCGTCAAGGTCCGCGTGATTGCCGAGCGAACGCCGCAGATTGGTGATAAGTTTGCTTCGCGTGCCGGACAGAAGGGGACGTGCGGAATGATTCTGGACGAGTGTGATATGCCGTTCACTGCCTCGGGTCTGCGTCCCGACATCATTATGAACCCTCACGCTATTCCGTCGCGCATGACGATTGCCCAACTACTAGAGACGATGTATAGCCGTGTAGGTGTTCAAACAGGGAATCTGGGTGATGGTACGCCCTACTCCCATCTCGGGATTGAGGACCTCAAGGTTCACATGGCGAATCTCGGGATGCACCCCTATGGTAACGAGATCATGTACAATGGTCAGACAGGCGAGCAGATGGAGGTAGAAATCTTCATTGGGACCACGCATTACCAGCGTCTGAAGCACATGGTGATTGATAAGGCCCATTCTCGTGGTCGCGGCCCTATCGTGTCTCTGACCCGTCAGCCGTGCGAAGGTCGGGCTCGTGATGGCGGTCTGCGTGTCGGCGAGATGGAGCGTGATTGCTTCATTACGCACGGTGCGTCTGCGTTCACAAAGGAGCGTCTCATGGATGTATCAGACCCGTTCACCACAGGGGTCTGTTCAACTTGCGGTTCGCTCTCTACAATCAACGAGAAGGATCGTCTCTATGAGTGTAGGTCGTGTGGGTCCAAAGCAGGGCTGGAAGATAAGACGATTCCGTATGCCGTCAAGCTGTGGCTACAGGAACTGGAGGCAATGCACATCTCGCCTCGCATGATCTCGTCCTAAGCCTAACCAGAAATAGTGTAGAAATAGTGTGTCTTTGGTGATGGAGTTGTTATTACTGGGGGGTCATCGTTGATGGGTCGGCCCCCGGCGGTTGCTAGTGTAGTGTCTACTGCGATCACATACATTGTATTTTGTCCTGTGATAAGAGGGGTAGCAAGGGCCTGGATAATGGGATTATTCTTTGTAGAGGTTCCATTCATAACAAACTGACTGGTGAAAGACTGTGCTGAGGGAGTTGTACCAATTGAAGCGGTTGGATATGCCTGATATTGATTGATAACTCCATAGGTTGATGAAGTATAAATAAACCCAGAAGAGTCAACGACCGGCAAAGTATAATCTGGATAAATTTCTTCACCGGACGCATTAGACCAAATGTATTTGTACTGAAAGTTCGTTACACTTGCTTCAAGTCCTCCTACAGCAAGCAGTCTACGGATACCGCTACTTGAGTTGATAATCATGTGGGCCCACAGGTTACCAATACTATCAGTAGACACTACAGGTGTGGACTTAATTTGAAGACCTCCAGGAATTCGTACAGGGATATCATAGGCACTTTCACGAACGGTGGTATTGCTGAGGATATATAAATACTCATCATCCGGCATCGCAACACCTATGTACCATGAGGTAACGTAGGGGGTTAAAGGAGCACCTCCGATGGTTGATGGTACAGTATACACCCAATTCAATGTCCCTGTTTGAGCAGTGTAACAATAGATCTTCTTATTATCGGATCCAATAAACACATTGATTCCATCGGTAACCACTGACGTCTTAAACACTTCACCTGGAGTCTGGGTTGTTGCTGTCCAAGCCCTTCCACCACCTTCTGCATTGAATGCACCTATCGTATTTCCGTATGCCGCTACGATATAGTCAAACGCACCGTTCGTGATACATGCAGGGGATCCATATATTTGTTGACCTAATACGATAGGGTAACCGGAAAGAATATTTGCGTTCGAGTCTAGACGATAGAGGGTTCCAGTATCAGTGGTAACTACAACTGCACCTTTTGTAGAGACGACTGGTCCTGCGACTGTTGCATTCCCAAATGATCGATATAAAGAAACGTTATTACTATATAATTTTGTGAGAATTCCAGAGCCTGATAAAAAGTAGACTTCTCCAAGAGGACCTATAGCTGGCTGTGTGGGTGACGGATCTACTGAAAATGTAAGAGACGTAGATACTACAACACTAGCCGGAACACTTATAGATGAACGGAATCCGGTAGAATGTCCATGGTCTATATACTGTCTAATTGGAACGGTAATAGGATACACGGGTGCAACAGGATCGGGAGGGAAAATAGGGGGAGGAAGTGGAAGGCAATAAAACGGGGTGACTGGACAGTTTACGATCGGTGGAGGACAGCATAGCGGGCTCTTTACTACATCTAAGATCGGTCGGTTCCTGGTATTCGTAAGACCCCATCCAAACCGTAAACGAGGACTAAACGGTTCTACAATACGTTTACAGGATGTTGTAGGATAAGGCTGTAGGAATGGAACTTGCTGGCGAGCCGGAGGAGGCTGATAATTGCTTCTGGGTGGCGATACGAAAGTAGTTTTATACAGAATAGATTCCGAATTGAAGTTACTACTTGATAAGTAGATCTTACCAACCGAATCAATCGCAACAGTATTTGCTCCGCTTATTGTGATTTGGAGAGGGTCTGTACTAATTTGAAAGGACGATAGGTTATTTCCTATAATATGTGTCTCCGCTCCGATATAGCTATTTTTGGCGTAAATACCGTTTGACCTGGTGTAAAAAACGTTATCTCCAAGACTGACTATATTGCGCAAGGATGACTTAACTCCTGGCGATGTAAGACTTTTGAAGGTTGGCTGATAATTCAAAAAGTTGTAGTAGTAAATAGTTCCAAACCGAGAATCAATAGAGTAAATAATCTGTTCGTTTGCAGATAGGGCAATTCCACGAAAATTCAGGACTGCTCCTTGGTTCCTAAACAAAAGGTTCACAAATGCATTTCCGTATCGTTCTATCGTAGAAATAGAGGAACCGTTACCGGTCACTAAATAGACAACGCCTTGGGAATCAACGGTAATGTTACCTGTATTGTCTCCAAACGTGTATATATCGAGGTCTATGGGTACAGTCTGTGTCTGCTGCGATAGAGTCGTAAGAGGGATTGATGCGATGGAAAATCGGAGACAGTGCCTATCATATGGGGCGTTTACGAAGAGATATTTCCCGGTTGGATCAACTGCGAGACCTGTAATCTCTCCAGATAGACCTGCAATATTGTTTCCAGAAGGTATGATTCGAAATGGCTTAGCACCGGCATAATCCGTCAACGAATAAATCTTACCGTTTGATGTCCCGATATACATAACATTGTAGTAATTTCCAGTATTGTTGTATGGTGTTGTAGCTACCGTTAGAGCCGATATTTTATCGGTATACGAGTAAGCCGTTACGTTAGAAATAATGCTCATTATACTGAAAGATGGAAATAATCAGATGTAGGAATACACAAGGACCAAGGAAATAGCATCATGAACCACTGCACCCCAGTACGCATAGTACCAGCTCGTGTTGAACCCAAGAATCATGACCAAAATCACAATGATTGAACGTAGAAATGTGTTGATTAGAACATTGCCCGTTGGGAACAAAAAAGGATCCATATCTCCTAGTCAAAGAAAAAAATATATCTGGCCCCAACGAGGTCGTTTCGTTCTAGACCGCCGCGTGGGTCCAGGAGAAAAAAATAATGTTGATATGGAACATAAACACAAATGGGAGGTGGTCTAATGCAGCTCGTCTCGTACGGTGCCCAGGATATCTATATCTCGGGTAATCCCCAGATTACCTTCTGGAAGGTGCTGTACAAGCGCCACACGAACTTCGCCATGGAGGCGATTGAGGTGACGTTCAACGGCCAGGCGGACTTCGGCCGCCGCGTCACGGCCGTTATCTCGCGTAACGCCGACCTGATGTACCGCACGTACATCCAGGTCACGCTGCCCCAGATCAACCTGAACGTTAGCACTGCCGCCACGACGCGCTTCCGCTGGCTCAACTATGTCGGCCACCGCCTGATTAAGCAGGTCGAGATCGAGATCGGCGGATCCCGTATTGACCGCCAGTACGGTGACTGGATGCAGATCTGGACGCAGCTGACGCAGCCCCTCGGCACCCAGGTGTCGTTCGACGACATGGTGGGCAACTCCGCCGACCTCGTGCTGCTGAAGGACTCGGCTGGTGTTGCGCTGGACGCCACGTGCGCCGCCTCGGAGGCCACCAACTCGTGCTTGTCCCGCGCTGGCACGCCGCTCAAGACGCTGTACATCCCGCTCCAGTTCTGGTACTGCCGCAACCCCGGCCTGGCCATCCCGCTGATCGCCCTCCAGTACCACGAGGTGCGCATCAACGTGGAGTTCGAGCAGAACTACAACTGCTGCTACGCCGATGCCGCCAACGGCGACCTCTCGGTACTGCCGCTGTACCCCTCTGTACTTGGCCTCGGCAACGGTGTCACGGCCGTCTCCCAGCTCCAGCTGGTTGCCGCGTCGCTGTACATTGACTACGTCTACCTCGACACGGAGGAGCGCCGCCGCTTTGCCCAGCAGTCGCATGAGTACCTGATTGACCAGCTCCAGTTCACGGGCGACGAGACGGTCACGGCCTCCTCGAACAAGATTCAGATGAACTTTAACCACCCGGTTAAGGAGCTGATCTGGGTTGTCCAGCGCGACTCGTTCGTTGACTGCAATGCGCCCCCGACGCCGTGGATCATGGAGGCGCTGGGCCAGCAGCCGTTCAACTACTCCGACGACTGGTCGACGGAGGGCATCGTGACGGCCGTGCTGGGCCGCGGCGCCTTGGCCACCAACTCGGTCAGCGGCACGCAGGCGGTACCGACGTTCTCGGTGTCCCTGGCTTCGCCTACTCCCAGTCCCAGCTGGGCGGCATCGGTGTTGCGGTTGGCTCGGGCCTCACCACGGGCTCGGGCATCTACCAGACGGACGGCACGGCCGGTGCGGACAACTTCTTCGAGGGCACCACGAACTACCTGCTCGCCAAGGTCATCCTGGCCTCGAACGTCAAGTGCGAGGGCAAGAACCCCGTGGAGGTCGCCAAGGTGCAGCTCAACGGCCAGGACCGCTTCGACGAGCGCGAGGGCCGCTACTTCGACAAGGTGCAGCCGTGGCAGCACCACACCCGCACGCCGTCGGTGGGCATCAACGTGTACTCCTTCGCGCTCAAGCCCGAGGAGCACCAGCCCAGCGGCACGTGCAACTTCTCGCGTATCGACAAGGCCACGCTCAACCTCACGCTGTCCGTCAACACGGTCCAGCAGCAGCGCACGGCCAAGGTGCGCATCTACGCCGTCAACTACAACGTGCTCCGCGTCATGTCGGGCATGGGCGGCCTGGCCTACTCCAACTAAACAGCTACACGGTGGTGGTGCTGTTTGGTGGTAACTTAAACTAAAAAATAAATAACGAATCCTGGAACCAGGGTTCAATACGATTCATAAATATGAAGCGTATTGATAAATGACTTTTCAGAGTCGTAGTCAAGCACAGCAGGACCTGTTTGTATGGAACATTCTCCAGAATAAGACAGATGGATTGTTTCTGGATATAGGATCACATGATCCCGTGTATATTAACAATACCTATGAACTAGAGCAGAAGAAGGGATGGAGGGGGTACCTTTTCGATATAGACCGCAAGTGGGCTGCACCCACTGCAGCAAGGCGAGCATCGCCATTTGTGTGTGCTGACCTGACTACCTTTGATTGGACGAGTTTCATTCATAGCAAGGGAATTTCCGGGAAGAGGTTCGATTATATGTCCTTTGATATTGATCGTGCGTCTCTCCTCGCTGTTCGGCGCTTTCCATTTAATGAAATTTCATTCTCTGTTGCGACAGTTGAGCACGACTCGTATCGCTTCGGAGAAGCGGTAGCTACAGAAATGCGAGAAATCTTTGGTCGTAACGGATATGATATTTTATGCAAGGACGTAAAGTTAAATGGGATTCCTTACGAAGACTGGTATGTTCATACCTCGCTCCTAGAACAAACCCCCGAGATTGAGCGTTTTCGTTGCGAAGGACTTGAATATTCTGAAATTCTTAAAAAGTTATGAATAGATTTGTACCCCCTGTGAGTGGGCGTTCCACTTCGGTGGAAAGTATGGGCTTTCCAAAATCATAGAGGGGAATATGATTCCAGGTAATAAATCCATGTGAGATCTTGGGAAATAACGTTTGTATATATTTACGCTGATGGATCGCCGGAATCTCGCTAAAGCAGTAGTTACTCACAAGGAAGTAATTACTGCCCACAATATCCGATCCATAAGTTGATGACGAGTGGAAGCTTACTGGAAAACTTAGTTGAAAGTTTGCTAGGTATCTTTTCTGTAGAGAAATAGCCTCGTCGAGATCAATACACTCATACGAAGATACTGGACGCTGCGTCTGTTTTGAAAGATAATCTATTGCTAGACACAGCCCCCCGTATCCACACCCGATTTCTACGATAGAAGATCCTGGCTCCATGCGTTTCAAAACAAGCCAAGCATGGTAGAGGTACCGCAGTGAAGTCCCGGAAACCTCGCAAGAGAGTTTATGAATAAACTGCTTATTTGGCTTTCCAATCCGGTCATTCAGTAGACAAAACTCTACTATGCTCGAGTCTGGCATACCACACTCATATTTCAGGATATTAAAGTACTCCATACCCAGTCCTGATGTTACATGCTCAAGCATTTGCGTGTAACGAGGATGGCTCTTGAATGAGTCAAGAGGGCAAGTCTTCGTATATGCTGCGTAATCGGCATACTCCGATTGAATAATCATTTAATAGAATAGATAGTATTAAGTGTAAATGCCGTTCATCTTTACTGAAATGATCCGATGCGGAGAGATTGGGACTCACGCCATTGAATCATTCCACCGACACCACCCAAACCTCGTTGTTAACATTTTTTTGGGACCGGAGGATCGCCAGTACATTCCAGACCACCCGAATACCCGATATCACATTATTCGCAAGGATACGCCTATTTATGACGCATTCAATAACGGGCATCACGGCACGGCCATGCTGCAGCAGAAGATATTTTCAGAGCATCACGGGGAGCAGCTAATTCACTTTGATGCAGATGTCTACTTCACCGGAAATATACTCGATGACATTATTGAGGGACTCAAGACTCACGACCTAGTAGGTTCGTTCCGACCGTACCGTCTGAACCCCAATAACCGCGATGACGTACGAAGGTATAGAGATGCGATACAGACATACTGTCTGGGCGTGAACACGTCAAAAATCACAATTAGGGATCCAGATACGATGCGTAACTACATTCAGGGGTTTGGCTGGAGACATCCAACAATCGATTATTTCGACCCCGTAACATTCCACATGCTGGATAATGGTGCAACTATTAAGTATCTGCCGGTTGAGGTTATTGGTGGCGTTGATCAAGCGGGGGGTCGCAAGAATGGATATCCGACGAACGAGCACATGGATTATGGACAGAAGATCGTTCACTTTGCAGGAATCGGAAGCGGTAGGAACTTTTACCAGATGCTGCAGCGGGGTGAACGGCCGTCCGTCTACGAATCATACGTGAAGTTTGGTCTTGAACGATACGATATGTATCTCCGCGTATTTACTGGGCGGGGAATATTGAGTGCGCCTACCTTTGATATATCTGCAATTCGGATGCATTTAGGGTTAGATAATGTGAATAATCATAAATAAAATGATCCACGCGCTCTACATTAATTTGGATGAACGTCCGGACAGGCGGGAATCGGTTGAATCCGAACTTAAAAAGATAGACTGTACGTTTGAACGCATTCCCGCAGTCAAACATACACTCGGACTGATAGGTTGTGCAGAGTCTCATATCAAATGTATACAATTAGCGAAAGAACGAAACCTTCCCCGAATTCTTGTTGTCGAAGACGATCTTGAATGGGTGCAGAATCCACATGTAGTAAATCATGCACTCAATACCCTTCCACCCCATGATGTCGCCGTGCTTGCCCCCATCATCTCTGCTGGATCAAAAGTTCGTAGGGTGAACACCCAGTTTGTCACAGGTAGTGTATGTCAAACAACACTTGCCTACGTATGTGAGCGCCACTACTACGATACGCTCCTAAAAAATTTATGTGAAGGACACTCAAAACTAGTACGTGAATATCATCTGCATGGAACATATGCACTTGATCAGTACTGGAAACGACTCCAGATTCTTGATAATTGGATATTCGCACACCCAACTCTCGCAATCCAAAAACCAGGAGTTAGCACGATTGAAGGAAAACATGTGGATTACACGGCTCCGTACAACAATGTTCTAAACATCACCTATTCGTGAAAAATAGACTTTGCGTCTAAGCTCAAGCATTTTACATTGGGGATACGTGTGGCCAGGTATCCTACCGTGTAATCTTCAAATATATGTTTACCGAAGAAATCCTTTTGTGCGAGCAGACTCCTCCGAGCATTCCGACTCAGAAAATAGAAACGTCCAGGGCAGTATTGCGTTCTTCGGATGATGCAAGGCTTTCGAAGTTCGGGGGGTACATTCGGATAGTGATATACACTCGCATGTTCCTCTGCTTCGAATAACTCCCCACCGTAATCATACCCCTCGATTGCTCCAAGCATACTTTCAAATGCAGGTATCTCGCATTTCATATCGTCATCGGTTTTCAGGAGATACTCGACCTCTGGAAAAAGCCTCTGGACGGCAAGGATAGTCAAGTACGTTTTCTTTGGGAGAAATTCGTAACTGTCTATACACTGGACATACATGATATTTTCTGACTCTCGGTATTCGTATTCGGTTAGGAGGGCAGGATCTCCAATCACATGAAACCAACGAACCTTTATATGCGGAAGCCAAGTAGATCGCTGTTTAACTCTCTTTGCGGAATACTTCCTGCAGTTCAGAATCATTAAACAGTACTTCTCCATTTAGATGTAACATGGTAACTGAGATTAAATGCCTTACTTCACAAATGAACCATCGCTACACCTTGACTTTCTTGAAAAGGGCAGTCAGGATGTGTTTGTATCTATAGACAATCCGTTCGCGAAGAGGGGGTCGTTTAAGGGCATTCTTGTTCTCCTTATCCGAGAACCAGAAGCAATCTTACACCAACGGGAGGCATCTATTCAAAACCATGCAAATTTCGACTATATATTTACCCATGATCAGGCGGTATTGAATGCGTGTCCCAATGCTCGTCTTTACCTATTTGGAACGACATGGATACCGGCTAATATATACAATACTATCGATGTTCAGAAGAAGCAGGGTAAAATATCATGTCTTACCGGTAGTAAAGAGTTGACACCTGCTCATTCTTTTAGGAAGATCCTATATAGTAATCAGAACTCGTTTTCGTCCCTGCCTATTACGTGGTTCCGTTCTTCGAAGGGAAATATTCTACCCAATTTAGGAAATAATCCGATAATTGGAGATAGCAAGGCCCCTCTCTTTCTAGACTATCAATACTCGATTGTGATTGAGAACTGTCGTGAGAACAACTACTTCACCGAAAAGCTGATGGACTGTCTCATAACTAAAACCATCCCAATATACTATGGATGCCCCAACATCTCGAACTGGTTTGATACTCGCGGATGGATTATCCTAGAATCTACATCTATTCAAGAATTCCGTATGAAGTGTACGCGTCTTCCGAACT